TAGTTGGCAGGGAGCGCATCTTTATCAAGTTTCGGCTTCCCAAATCTTCATGGGTGCGGTTCTCGCACTACAACATCTACTATGACGTAGATACGGGCGGTGGATTCTCGGGGACCTGGACCTACCTAGCCTCTGAGGTAGTTGGATTTATGCATTCTCCCCTTAACGAATCCTACAAGTACAGATACAAGATCACGGTGGTGGCCGAGGACGGCACAGAGACCACGGGGACAATCCATGACAATTCCGGGGCAGGCTATCAACCGAACGAAGCCAACCAATCCAATCTTCTAGCCGACGTGGTGGCAGCCCAGCATATTATCGCTACATATGATCTGACTGCACGAACCCTGATCGGCGGTACTCTGCGCAGCTTGAACTGGGGACCAAGTGCCGGGACGGAAATAGACCTTGACAATGCCACATTCAAGCTAGGCGGCTCTGATTCACCTAAACTCTCATGGGATGGCACAACACTTTCTATTATTGGCAACGTCACCATTCAGGGCGGATCCGGGATCTCTAACCTTTCCGATGCCGGCGCTCTGGCGACTCTAGACGTGGTGGGCACAGCCCAGATCCAGGATTTGGCAGTTACTAATGCCAAGATAGCTAACGCTACCATCACTGATGCTAAAATCGCAGACCTCACTTTTAGCAAAATCACCGCCGGCACCAATACCGCCAGCCTGACAATAGGATCGGGCGGGTATATCCAGTCAGAAAATTATGTCTCTGGATATTCTGGTTTTCGTATTACGGGGCTCGGCAACGCAGAGTTCAACGATGTAACTGTGCGCGGAAGCCTGGAGGTAACTAGCAGCGATGCGATTATAGTCACAGATTCTACGGGATCTACGATCTTCGATTCCTATAGTAAGTTCCAAGGGGCACGGCTAGTAGATGCAGGATATATTTCCAATCCCACCACGGGCTATACAATTGTGAAATCTTGGGCATCTGTGACAGTCCCGACAGGGAAAAGGTGGATCGTCATTGTCTCTCCTTGGGAGACGTATTTCCACGATACTGATATGAACATTGGGACGCTGGATGATTTTCTGTTTCAGGTAGGAGGAGAATTCAAGGAGGGGTCGATAGTAACTGGGTTCTTGACGGCAGGAAGCCATACCGATGTGGATGTATATGTACAACATCGAGTTAAACTGGTTCGAGACGATGGAACAGAGTTTATTGATTACACGAACGGAATAAACTGGATTATCTTGGAGGTTCCGGCATGAGCATAGTGGTTTTTTATGATCGCAAAACAGGCGATATTTTGAAAGTTGACCCCCACCCTGAATGGGGACAGCGAGAGCTTATTTTGAACTATTATCGCAGAAATCCGGGGCTTTGGCCAAAGGGGGCAGGAGCGCTTACTGTACCAGAGGAAATTCCTTGGGATGGAACCCCGAATAATTGGATTGTAATACAAGATAGCACAGGGAATCCACGGCTGATGCTGCGTGAAGAGTATGAGATAGAATGTGAAATTAGAGAGAAAAGAGAAGAGCTTTTACTTGGCTTAGTGTTGGACAAATTGTCTGACACGGCCCAAAAGAAGGCCCAACGGAGTCTGTTGGATCAATAATCGGGCCTTATACTTACAAACGGAAAGATACACACACCAGAACCAGGGTGCCACATAGTTCTATTACAGGCTGCAATGTTTCGGGCTTCGTACAGATAACTGCATCCCTCTATTGGGATTATGTGCTCTATGCCGGGACAGCAGAGAAAAGGCCCCATGGCCTGGAATTGTTGTACATGTATAAGTTCGTGCTCTAGAACATTCTTTGGAAAACCATCTCCCCATCTAGAGACGCCAATTGTATAGATGTCCTTTGAAATAATCACAAGGTATCCGCACTGGAGAGCCCATGCCTGAAAGGGGAAGGATAGCTCTGCTACAAACACAGGATTGATATTGATTGCCCAGCCCAGATGTGTGGATACGGTTTGAATTTCAATTCTTTCTACATAGATCTGAGAGCCAGTCAAAGCAACTATCACTAGCGGGACGATCGTAATCCAAAACCCAATTCCCAGGTCTATGCGCATCATAATCACCCAATATTATATCGCATTATTATCCTGGGGGCTACTTTCGCATAGAAGACTTGCCCCTTGCGCGACTTTGTGCTACAATGAGTCTGGACGGGCAGAGCCTTAGACGAAGGCCCCCAGTCGAAAGACTGGGGGCTTTTTGCTTGAGCCCGCAAGGAGGCAGCATGAGAGCAAAGCTGGCCAAAGAGGACTTCTGGAGGCTCAAGGCACTAAACCAGGAGGCACGTGCTATTGGTGCAGAGGAACAGTTATTACAGGCCAGGTATGAATCGTTGCAGCGGCGCAAGCAAGAACTAGAAAAGAAGTGGCAAGAGGCAATGGAGCGGGCGGCCCGTAGGGCCAAGGCCGGCGGGGCATTCGGTCAGTGGAGGGTGAATCTTCAATCTGACAATCCTGAGGAGGGATGGATCGAGTATCCAGATCCTCCTGCGGGAAAAAAGAAAAAAGGAGGCGAAGGATGAGAAAGGCATTTGGGGCGGTCATTCTGGCGGCACTATTCGGGGCGGTCGCATTTGCCGGACCGTTCATCGGTTTTCGGCAGTTTGTAGACCCGGGCGTGCCGGCCGCGTATCCCTGCTACTCCTTTGGGTGGGATGACATCTACTTTGGGGTGCAGGCGAGCAAGGTTTTCCCAGCGGATTTCGGGCTTGATGGGGCGTGGCTTGTGGATGCTCAGGGCTACTTCCCTGCTATCAATATCAGTTCCCAAGTGGCCGTGCAGCCCACTTTAGGGCTGGGCGTGGGAGTCTACATTACTAATCCGGCCATGTATTTCTCGCCATGGTATGGCCTGGCCGGTGTCAGATTCAGGATCTTCAACGGGTCTGTATCCTGGGGTCTGATATATGGAGCGGGATGGTGGTATATCGACACCATTCTAAGATTTGAACTGAGGTGGTAGGCATGTCTTGGTGGCAAAAACTGTTAGTAGCGATTGTCAAGAGATGGGCACCTCAGCTCGTGGCCCAGCTTCTCACTTCAATTGACCCGGAAGAGCTAGCGGATCGGATCAAACCGTACATTGTTTCGGCAATGCTACAGATGCCCATAGAGTGGCAAAAAAACTTCGTGTTGGCTCTCAGGAAGTTAGCTGAATTCGTATCGGGGCTGGTACCGGATGAGGGGGCAACGGGCGGCCAGTAGCGCAAGATGGGATGCCGGGTCTGGTGGGGCGGTCGGGTACCCGGCGGGGCAGGGGTGGGCAGAGAAGGGGCGGTCGGCGGATGGATTGGATAGGCCAACTTAAAGGACTACCGGAGACAGTCGCAGTTCTATTGGTGTCAGGATTTATCCTGGTAGCAGTTCTTCGCGGTGTCCTGCGCTGGATCGTCAATCCCTTTTCCAAATTGATCGAAAATCACCTAGAACATGATTCAGAAGAACGCAAACAGATGCGCAAGGTAATTGAGGGAGTTGACGAATCCCTACAGCACAACACGCATGTTCTACAGCATCTTGCAAATATGCTGCAATCGAAAGAGGAATAGGAGGTGGCGTGCCGTTATCAGAAGAGCGCGCACTGGAGATAGTAAAGGCGTACAGGCAGATTAAAGAAGAACATCCCGACTGGTCAGATCAAGCAATAGCGACACAGATTCCCAGGCGGGATGGGAAGAAGGGCATCACTCCCCACACTCTTACAATTGCTAAAACTCTAGCCGGAGAAACACGAAAGCGTGACATAGCCGACATTATCAGATCCATTACGAGCAGAGTTCCCAGGGGCCGCTCTGTTCTGGATGTAGTAGGCGCACCTGATGGTGCTGTGGCGTTCGGCGATATGCATTTCAATGATGTAGACTGTATGCACGAATCCTTTTTCTCTGCCCTGGATAAGGCGATTGAGCGAGTTAGCTTGCTCGGGTTTAGGCACATACTGTTCATTATTCCCGGTGACCTTATCAGCGGCACGGGAATCTTTCGGGGGCAGGCCATTTCCAATATTGTCAATGCACCACACCATCAGGCTATTGTGGGGGCCTGGGCTCTAAGGGTTATCTATTATCAGTTTCAGCAAGCCGGAATTGATGCCGAATTCATATATGTACAGGGCAACCATGATGTGTCCCGGGATAGCGGTGGGGATCTTGGATGGTGGGTCACTACAGAGGCACAGAAACTTGGTTTGGAAATCAGTTATTTCCCGCTTGAGGCAATCGTTCAGTTTGCTCCCGGGATAAGCATGCTAGTGGTACATGGGTTTGGATATTCTAGATTTCGCCCACAAAGCCCGGCATTTCAAGATCATGCCATCCGGCGAATACAGGAATTGAATGCCATGCGTCCACCGGAAGAGCAAGTGCAGCATATCTTACATGGACATCAGCACTGGCTAAATCTGGGGTTCAGCATGGGGAATAGTTCCATTACGTTTCACTCTCTCGGAGGCTTTCAGCGTTATACACGTAGGGTAAAATCGTTCAGGCCCATAGGCGGTGCATTGTTCTATGTACGCGGCGGCGATCTAGTTTGGGAAGAATTGCGCCCCGATCCCGAAATACTTGAGCAAGAGCTAGATGATCCTTTCCTCTATGCTCGTAATGTAAGCCGAGTAGGTGATTGGCTTTATAGGGGAGCAGAGGAGCTCGGCTATGGACGATGATACCCTTGATGATCTTTACGAGGAGCTTGGCCGCATTGTCACAGAACTAGTCATTCGGGCATTTCGTGATTATCTGGATGAGCAGGGTGAAGATTTATTGACGGCGGTGAAAGCCCAGCTATATGAGGGGATTCGGGATGCGGCCCGGGAGGAGATTGAGGCCGCGATCAAAAGCAATCTTTTGTTGATTCAAACTGCTCTAGGGGGTACTACGCGGGATGTCGAAAAGTGATCATGTCCTTCTTTGTGTACTTGACGCCGCCGCATAAATGTCATATAATATAACTGTGAGGAGAACATTTAAATATCGGTTATTTCCTACGAAAGGCCAGCGTGCTCGACTGGAGCAGACTTTGGACTCCTGTCGGTTTGTCTATAATGAAATATTAGCTAGAAGGCGCGAAGCCTGGTCTGAGCGGCGGGAATCCCTTGCACGCTATGATACTATTAAGATGTTACCACAACTTAAAGAGGAATATCCCCAGCTCAATGATGTCTATTCTCAGGTGCTTCAAGAGGTTTGTACTCGTGTTGACTTGGCCTTTCAAGGATTCTTTCGCAGGCTTAAAGCCAAGAACGGGAAAGCCGGTTATCCCCGTTTCAAAGGAAAGGGGCGATATGATAGCTTCACCTATCCCCAGTCGGGATTCAAACTCACTGAGGAGGGAAAGCTGCGTCTTTCTAAGATCGGGGACATTAAAATCAGGCTTCACCGGCCCATCGAAGGACAAATCAAGACCCTGACTATTCGGCGCACTGCTACCGGCAAGTGGTTCGCTTGCTTCTCAGTAGAAGTCAAACCGAAAAGATTGCCCCCTGTTCCTAACGCGGTTGGGATAGATGTTGGCTTGGAGAGCTTTGCCACTCTTTCGACAGGCGAGCAGATTGAGAATCCACGGTTCTTCCGCCGGGAAGAGAAGGCATTGGCTAAAGCCCAACGCAAGTTCAGCCAAGCTAAAAAAGGAACCCCTGAATACAAGAAGCGGCGCAAGGTAGTGGCCCGCATCCATGAGCGCATTACAAACAAGCGCCGCGACTTTGCTCACAAGCTAAGCCGTCGTCTGGTAAATGAATTTCAATTGCTGGCTTTTGAAAAACTGGAGATTCAAAAGATGCAAAATGGGAACTGGCACAGCTTGAACAAGAGCATCGGTGATGCTGCGTGGCGACAGCTTCGGCAGTTCACGATGTACAAAGCGGAAGAGGCTGGTCGTCGTGTAATCGAAGTTGATCCACGCGGGACTACCCAGAGATGCTCCCAGTGCGGAGCTATCGTTCCCAAGGATCTCTCAGTTCGTATTCATGAATGTCCTCATTGTGGTCTTCGTTTGGATCGTGACCATAATGCGGCATTAAACATATTGGCTCTGGGACTACAGAGCCTGGGCTGCAAGGCCCTAGAAGCCCCTTGCTTTATCTGCGGGGAATAGTCACAATAGGGTATGCCATTGACCCTGCCGGAACTCGAAAAGATGCTCGGGTTGAAGTACAACGAACTAAGATCCCGTTTGAATGCTATCCGTGATATTCTGGACTCTATGCAGGCGATCCGGCGCGGCCCCCATAACCAGATCATACTCACGGACAATGGAGTGGCATTGCTACAGCGGCTCCACGAACTTATCAAAGAGGGCCGAACCATCCGTCAAGCCTCGGAGGAATTGCGCAGGGAGTTAGACTTGACCAAAGAGAGGGAGCCAGCACTAAGAAAAGAGGTCAGATTGGTCCAGATCCGGCTCAATGAGTTAGAAAAGCGGCTGAATGAGCTTGAGCGCCAGGTGGATCTTCTCCGGGTTCCCCGGTGGAGGCGGATGCTGCCATCGCTCTTTCGCAGACAAGAACCCGATTAGCCAGTATGCGGGACATTGGTCCGTTGCCCTTGTCACGCGCAAACAATCACAATATAATTGGCTGATACCGATGCCCGTACATGCGATACTGCTTCTTCCCGCAACGCCAAAAGTGCAAGCCTCTGTTCTAGACAGGCTTTCCCCCAAGACTTGACTTTTGCATCAAAACTTTATATAATAGTTCGATGATGACAGAGAGAAAGGAGGTGGGGATGCAGATCAGAGCTGCTAGGGAGCGGCTCGGAATGAGTCGCGATGAACTGGCCGCGAAGCTTGGCTGTTCTCCCATGACCATCTATAACTGGGAAAAGGGACATACCAAGCCATTGCGGCTGTTTAGGATGCGCCTAGAGCGCGTGTTGGGAATAAAGATCGCAGATAAACAAAAAAACTGAGAGGGGCACAGAGCCGCTAGTCTAATGTGCCCCCCTCGAAAGGAGCCTCGCATGACTCCCAGAAGTATTGTAGCACGAACAGAGAATCCAGGCAAGGGGGCGGTCGGAGTGCTAGTACGCTATGGTACCCGCATTGGGACTCTTACCCAGATAGAGCACGGCAAGGCCCTCGTGCTATTCGATGATGGGCCATGGATTGTGCAAGTTCGTCTTCTAAAACTGTATCCCTCCCACGAAATCCTCTTGGATAAGTGCTATGGTCAATCGCCTTGGTCATGGTGCATAGACATCGTGGGCGGCAAGCTTGCTCTAAAGAGAAGTGGCCGCCCCAAGGGGTCGGGGCGGCCAGCCGCGTTTCAGACTTTGGGGCGGTCGGAAAGCGGCCCCCCATTATAACACAAGGAGGAGACATGGGGCGGTCGGAGCGCATAGTTCTGACTAGTTCGGAAATCGGCACGTGGAAAGCGTGCCCGCGTAAGTGGTGGTTCAAGTACCACGAAGGGCTTGAACCGCTGAAACCCAAGCCCGCCCCCTATTTCGGCTCCTTGGTTCATGTAGGGCTGGGAGCCCACTACGGGGGGCAAGACCCGTTCGAAGCCATGCGGGAGCACCTGACTTCCAATACTTCGCCATGGGGAGACGATGAGGCTGAGCACAACATGGGCATAGCCGAAGTGCTCGTTGGAGGGCTCCTGGCCCGCGATCCAGTCCGGGCTATGGAGCACGAGGTGGTAGCAGTCGAGAAAGAGTTTATCGTGCCCCTCAAGACTGCTACTGGCCGCAAGTCTCCTAAGTTTTCCCTGGCCGGGAAGATCGACCTCATTACAAAAGATCCGCATGGCAATGCTTGGCTGTGGGATTGGAAGACCGGTTCCCGAGAGCTAGACACAGACAGGCTCCAGATAGATGACCAGATGGCCTACTACATGTGGGCACAATGGCAACTGGGGCTCAAACCCATCGGGATCATCTATTACCTCATCCGCAAGCCACAGATCCGTATCAGAAAGAATGAGGATTCTGATGCCTACTTTAAGCGGTTGTCCGTTGAAGTTGGGCTGACGGCTCCCTTCAATGGCACCCAGCCTCGGCCCGAGTGGTACTACCAAAAAGAGGCGATAGCAAAGTCTGGTGATGACCTCGATCAGATCGGCAAAGAACTGATTGAAATTGCGAGAGCCATAGGAAAGGGAGCGACATGGAGAAACCCCGACGCATGCCGCTATCACGGGTGTGTATACCGGGAGCTTTGCATCAATGATTCAAAGTTAGCCCGGAAGATGGGATTTAGACAGACCCGAAAGCACAGCGAATTGCAGGAGGTGGTGACATGGTAGTGCTGCCAAAGGAGAAGAAGAAGGCCGATACTGGCTTTCCCGAGAGGGGCACTTGGCTCGTATTCGGCGCACCGAAAATCGGCAAAAGCTCCTTCGCAGCCCAATGGCCTGAGTGCCTGATCTTGGATATGGAAGGCGGCACCCGTTACGTAGAGGGCGCTTACGTGGCTGAGATCAAAAACCTGGGCGAGTTGCGCGAGGTATACGCGCAGCTAAGGGCCATGGTTGACAAGGGGGAACTGCCCTATCAGACGATCGCACTTGACACCATAGACGTGGTGAATGACTGGATCGAGCGTGAGGTCTGCGAAGAGATGGGTATTACCCAACTTGGGCAAGCTCCTTACGGCGCAGACTGGGGGGCGGCCCGGAATCGGGTAATCGAACTCATCAAGGCATTCTCTCAACTGCCTGTCAATGTACTTGTCATTGCGCATTCCAGGTGGGCAGTGATCGGCGAAGTCACGGTAGGCCACACGATAGACCTGCCGGGGCGCTTGGCCAGGTTCGCCCTCGCCGTAGTGGATAACGTCCTGTTCTGCACCACGGAAAAGGGTGAGCGCAAGATCGTATTCCGGCCTTATGAGGGCATCGAGGCTGGGAGCCGGAATCCGATCCTGGACAAGGCCGGATCGTGTCCAATGAGCTACAAGGCGCTGCGGGCATTGTTTGAGCCCAAATCCGCGCAAACAAGGAAAACCGAAAAGGGTAAGCCTCACACCGAGGAGCTTATCGCAGGAGGTGTGGAATGAAAGTGGGTGACTTGATAAGTGTGCTTGACCCTGGGATCTACGAAGTACGGGTCAAAGATTTAGATCCGACAGGCAAAACTAAAGCGGGCGATCCCATGGTTTCACTTCAGATGGAGGTCGTCAATAATGGGGGCTGGGAAGGAGCCATGATATGGGACAACCTCCCGGTCAATGCAAAAGCAGCCTGGAAATGGGTTCAGGTGTGGGTAGCCCTCGGGGGTAGCACAGAGGACGAGATCGAGGGCTTGCAAGATCTGGCAGATCGGTGTTGTGCAGAACTCCCCGATAAGACAATCTACATCAAGGTAAAGAAGGACACCTACGAAGGTAAGACCAGACCGAAGGTCGAAGAATACTTGGCTCCTGGAGTAGGCAAGTCCCTTATGGGTGCCCAAGAGCGGGCTAAGAACGGAGTCCCGTTCTGACATGGCCTACAACTGCCATCCTAGACCCAAGGTAGGGGGCCAAGCCGGGGTCCCAACCCGGCAGCGCGGTGGTTTAACCTCCGCCACCGTTGCGGTCGGCGGTTCGAATCCGCTGGGGTGGTGCCACTTCCGGCCCGGGGAGTTTGACCGCTTCCCGGGTCGCCAGCCGTTTGGAAGAGGGCGAGCCGGAATTCTGGAGAAACCCATCAGACCGCAGCGAGCCAGAGCAAGGAAGGAAACCGAAAAGGCACAGCGAGCCATCGGCACAGAGCAACCCGCGATAGGTGAGCAAGCCAAGGAGAGAGAGAAAACCAGTTCTTGGCAGCGAGCCCTGGGAAGAGAGAAAACCAGCGGGCGAAAGCGAGCCGTTTGCCCCCAGAAATCCGATAGCAGGAAGCGAGCTAGGCCGCCACAGAAACCCGCTGTCGCGAAGCGAGCCACTCAAAAGCAGAAACCCGACGTGGGGGAGCGAGCCGAGGTCCTAAAGAAAACCGGAAAGGATTAGCGAGCCAATAATACAGAGAAAACCGAGGGAGGCTAGCGAGCCGTGAACGAATAGAAACCCACGCCTAGGAAGCGAGCCAGAGTGGTCAAGGGAACCAGGGGAACCGAGCGAGCCAGAGTTAGGAGGTGAAAAATGATCAAGTACATCTGTGACGAGTGCAAGAAGGAGATCGACAGGGCGAAGGAAGTGTACTACGAGTTCGAAATCAGTCGTAATGCGCCCAAGGCTATAAGCAAACGGGTGGTTTTCAACAGGCCCGATAGCAGGGAGGAGATAGATGTACATGAAGGAAGCTGGGTCTTCTACAACGTCGTCTTGTGTGAAGAATGCTGGAAGAAGCTTGGCTTTGAGCGCTTTATAGGGAAGGCATTATGAGACCAGCGGGAGTTGAATTTGTACCGTGCAGCATGTTATAATGCAGATGGCAAACGGCCTCCCAATTCAGGGAGGCGGGGAATCGGAACGGACTGGAGTTGGCGGCTCCAGGCCGGCGGGGAGCTTATGCGACACTGGGCGGCGACGCCCCGGCGGCATTGTGATTGTACTGCCCCCGGGGGCCGCTGTCAAGAAAGGGGGTAGATAGTGCATGTAATGGGCCTATTCGAACAAGACCGGGCGGGGCTCATCAACGCTGGCCGCATCATAGCCAAGGAGATTGCTCGGGAACAAGGCACGGTCACAATTGATGATGTACGGGAACGTCTGGGGGTTCTTCCTGTTACAGTAGACCTGCGGGCATTGGGAGCGGTCTTCAAAGAACCGGGCTGGGAGTGCGTAGGGTATAAGAAGAGCAAGAGAAGGGAGTGTCACCATAGACCTATTGGCGTCTGGCGCTGGAAAGGGGATGGTGCGGGAAAACAAAACAGGGGGCGGTCGGCATGGATGTAAAAGTACGTGATCTGCGGGTAGCAACATGGTGTTGGCAAGAGAAAGAAGCCTTGCGTCTTATGCGAGACCACTATACAGGGCATATGTTGGTTGCTATGCGTTCATTTTATCTTGCCTTGACCGAGATAGTGTCAGACCATGGGAGACAGAGCGACATTAGAACTGCGGAGCTTCGCGGGGGGATGCGGGCTATCTGTACTTACTCGGGGCTCACCTACGAAACCGCAGTCAAGGCCAGAGAAAAATTAAAACAGTTGGGCCTCATAGAAGTTGAGGAAGAACGAGATGAGAAAGGACACCGCATCGGCCTCAAGATCACATTACTTTCGGCTCCAAAGCGGGAGAAAACGAGACAGGAAGGCCCAAGTCTGGATTCCGTAAGTAGGGATTCCCTAGGTAGGGATTCCAGGGTACATATAGAAGAAGTCAAAAACGTAGAAAAAGTAAAGACTATAGAAAAAAACACTACGTGTCGCCCCGGCGGGCGACCCCAGCTAGAGGAAGATGCTCAAGAAATCCGGGAGTATCTAAACAAGCAATGTAGCCGGCGGTTCCCCCCCGACAGCGGGCAGATGAAGTATATCCGGGCGAGGTTGAAGGAAGGAAAGCCCAAGGAACATCTCAAGCTTATCGTTGACTACTTCGCCCAAGAATGGGGGGATGATGATAAAATGCGGGTCTATTTGCGGCCTGCGACTTTGTTCAGTAAAGAGCATTACGATGAATACTATGAGAGGGCCTTAGAGTGGAGGGAAAAGGGAAAGCCTTCCAAGAGGAACGGCAACGGTCAACGGCTATCAAATGCTGCCCGCATAGAGGAGGACCTTAACCAGGCGGTAGCAAGGCTTTGCGGGAGGGGGACGTGATCTTGGGGGCACCCCTAGGGCGGCGGTTTCACGGTGGTTTCGAGGCCATAGAAGTACACGACGGAATTGCCGAAGCCCTTGAATATTGTCAAAAGATAGTGGCGGGTGAATCATGGTCTCTCCTTCTGTGGGGCAAGACGGGACGGGGTAAGACTAGACTAGTTACGGCTTTACTGAACGAGCTTGATGCTAAATGGCCACATGGGCGGTATGTCTATTGGCCTATGGCCGAGCTTGCCTTAGCACGCAGGTGGGCAATCCAGCATGGAGGAGAAGATCCACTTAAGCGGGCCATAGATGCTACCATGGTTGTAATAGATGACTTGGGAGTAGAGAAGCCATCTGAGTACGCACTAGAGGCGATTGAGGTATTGGTGGACCGCAGGTGGAGAGATCAGAAACCCCTAATCGTGACAACTAACTTAGTGGTAGGAGGTGAGGACGATGAGTTCCAGCGCAGGTACGATCCCCGGATTATGCGGCGGTTCTTGGCCCCGGATGCGAGGATTATCCCTATCACGGGGCCAAACTGGAGCATAAAGGAGGTCGGGGAAATACGGGCAGTAAATTGGCAAACAAAGCTCAATGAAAGGGGCGGTCGATGATCAGCGAGCAAGTTCGGAAGTACGTTTGGGAACGTGACGGCGGCGAGTGCCAACTGTTTCACAATCGGCCTGTAACAGAGGGGCTCGAAATAGCCCATATCAGGCACCAAGGCATGGGTGGGGATTCTCCCGAATCCGAGGTCAATCAACCTGACAACCTCATTTTGGTTTGTCATCAGTGTCACATGAAACTCCACGGCCCTGGCATTCCATACCAGATCGTGCGATGGAATCCGGGAGATTTGACTGCCGGCCTGGAGGTCGTGGACCGTGAAGGGCGCAGGGTTCCTCATAAAAAACTCTGGTTCTATCACAGACAGAATGCCAAGCTCGCCCAGGAAAAGTTAGCAACACTTTCGATGGCGGCTCGTAGCGTCCGGGCTACCATGTGGCTAATCGCCGATATATTCCGCTGGTTCAAAGAGCATGACGTGGCCTTCATGGTGGGTTGGGACGATGTCTACGAGCTCGGGGCGGCCCTTGGCTATACCAGCGCACAAGTAAAGCGGTTCATCCGGGCTTCTAGATGGGCTCAAGAACAAGACTTGCGGGATGCCGTAGAGGTTGTGGATATAGACGTGGCGAGTGCTTTGCGACGTGTGCCGGAAGGAGACCTGGAAGAAGTACTGGGATGGTTTGCTGAACTGCCCCCGGCCGAGGCATGGGAGCAGTTCAATCAACGCTATTCGAAAGAGCGTATGAGGACGTTCCGGGTACTTCCACGCGTCCCGGTGCGGACGGTGAAAGCAAGGGCAATAGAGGAGGTAGAGTATGGGCCAGACGAGATGGTAATTCATGGTGGAAGCATTGTGATTGGCCAAGACCAAGAGGAGGTGGACTGATGTATTTACAGGATCTGAGAGCAAGCAATGTGGGAGAGTACAAGGGTGATGTATTTACTGCTCGTGTGGATAAATTGGGAGATTTGCATGTCTACACGGATTATGGTTTTCATATTACATTCGATAAAGATGAGACAAAGCAACTGGCAGATATCTTGAAAGAGTTTGGAGAAAAGGGCGAAAATGGCTAGCCTGACAAACCGACGCGAAATGGGGATTGGTAGTGGGACTGCCGAAAGGAGGCACGATGTACTCTGAAATCACGCTGCATTGCACAGAAGCACTTGCGAAACAACTTGCGATTGGCGTTGCAGAGGAAGTATGTCGTTGGAAGGGCATAGAACCAGATGGCATCCCCAATAGCATAATGCAATCGTGGCCGCGAGTAAGTTTAGGCGGCCAGATAGATCTCCTCATGGAGTACGGAGACTCAAAGTTGTGGATCGCGCGACTTTGGGACAAATCGTTCAGGCGCAGAATCATGCAGAAGATCGGCAGGATTTGTGTGCTTGACTTAGAGTCCAAAGAGGAATAAAATTATGCGTGATGGGGCGGTCGGTTCATGGCGATTCTGCCTATCACCTCCTTTTTCGACCGCCCCACCACCCAAAGGGGGACGGCATGTTTGAGCTGATCGATTGCACGGAGAACCCGGTGGGGTTAATAGCTGCTTGTGCTAGAGTTTCCCATAATTCGTTTGCGGTTTCATCTCCCCAGAATAACGCCCGGCTAGTGAGCAAACTAATTGAGCTTGGACACCTTTCATCTCTAGAGTTTGCCAGAGCCACCTTCTATGTTAGCCCTAACGGGTTCCGGCAAGTTCGAGAAGAAGTGGTGGAGATAATGGCAGATAGTCACGGATGGGCTGCATCATTGGATCGTGGTGCTGTCTATCTCACTTTGAATGCAAGGACCATATATGAGTTACTACAACGGCGTAGTGACTTAGTAGGCGATATGGTGTCCTTACTCCCCGGGCCATGGAAAGCTTTACTAGAAGGAAATCCCGAGCCAGCTCCTGTGGTAGACGGCAATGTATATCTCATGGATGCTTACAAGCCCCCTGTGCCCGCTAGATTTCTGCCACGCCACAGTTATGTTACAGTACACTTCCGGCGGATTTCCCGGATTGCGGCTAATCAGATAGTGCGTCACAGGATCGCTAGCTATATGCAAGAATCACAACGGTACTGCTATGCCACAAAGAATGGGGTCAAAGTTCCTCCTAGTATAAATAATTCACATCATACGGGCACATTCTTCGCTGCGGTGGCTTATGCGGAAAAAGCATATACCAGGTTAATAGAAGCTGGAGTGCCTAAAGAAGATGCCCGGTTCATTTATCCCTTGGGGGCTAAGACTAACCTTGTGGCGAGCATGAGCTTGGAGATGTGGAAACATTTTATTGAACTAAGGACATCTCCAAGTGCTCAATGGGAAATACGAAAGTTGGCTGAGGGGCTACGAGAAGTGATAGTTCAAAAAATGGGGGTGACTTTATCGTGATGAACAAAGAATCTAAAAAGTCAACTGTGGAAGTTGAGGAAGCATTGAAGGAGGCCCTGCAGCTGGCAGTAGATCGGCTACAAAAGGGAAGTATGAGATATGCCAAACTAGTTGATCAGATAGCCGATGCTATACCTGAGCCAATAGGAATTAAAAGGGCAGCCAGGCTTACTGTTGCTTGTGGGGCTGTGCTTCAGTTGATTGCCTGGGGCTATGCAACAGTTGACGGCCATGGAAATGTGTCGTTGGGAGAGGTGAAATGACCCGCGAAGAGATCTTGAGGATGGAACCTGGCCCAAAACTCAATCGGCTTATAGCCGAGCGAGTAATGGGATGGAAACGCACAATTGACAAGGTTCTGGTAGGGTGTGCTTATTGGAGAGATGATACCGGGTTTGACCGGGCATTTGAAGACCCGGCGGGCAACCTCGATTGGTCCCCTTCCACCGACATTGCGGTGGCGTGGGAAGTGGCGGAAGTCCTATACAATCGGGGCATGATACCGGTGATGTATGGTGTTTGGTTTACGAAAAACAAAGAGTGGGTTGCAATGTTCTGGTATGACACGAAGAACGGGATGAGTTCTGTCAATGTTAGGGCAAAGTCTTTGCCCTTCGCCATTTCCCGAGCCGCTTTGCTGGCCGTAATGGAGGCAGGCGATGCAGAGTGAAAAGCTGGACAAAATGAGGAGGGAAGCCATTCAGGATTTACTGGACCGAATGGAAAGGCTAGAGGAAGTGGCCGAGACGGCACGGAGGGTGCAATTGTTATTGCATCGTCAATTTGAGTGGCAGACCCTCGAAAGAGAAATGCCTGGATTATTAGGCGCGATGATGGACTTGGGGAAAGCTCTCAGAGCGCTGAAAGAGGTGAATGATGAATCAAGAGATCCTCAAGCGGCTCGAAGAGATTGAAGCTCGGGCGGCCAAAGCGACGCCAGGGCCGTGGAAGTGGGATGAAATCCCTGAAGATGGTGCGGGAAGGTATTGGGGGCTATGGTCGCAGAACAGATGGCTGTCAGACCCCGAAGTGCTTGGCCCATATCCAGAGGATGAGGACTGTCTTTCCGTTGAAGTGCGCCAGGCAGATGCTGATTTCATCGCTGCGTGCCGTGAGGATAACCCTTGGCTGTGCCAAGTTGTGCGAGAGCTGTTTGCACGATTAGAACGGTCGGAAGCGGTGATCGAGGCAGCACGGGCTTATGTGGTACTGGGAAGGCAGTTTGAAACAGTCGATCCGATCAAAGAGTCGGCCAAACGGTTCCAGGCGCTGGAAGAAGCCCTTGCAGCATTGGAGGAGGGAACCGATGACTAGGCTATATTTAATATTTGAACGCTTTCGGTGTCCTACTAGCGTTACACTTAAAGAGACAGAGCTTTGCTTTCCTTCCGAGATTGGTGCTGCTATCACTGAGGGAAAAACTGTCCAAGGGATACCTAAGCACGTAGATACGGTGGAGATGTTTGAGTTGCCGGATGCCATATCGGTAGATATTGAGTCTGACAAGCCGATTGAACCCAAGCGAAAGCGGCTGGAGGTCCGGGAGTGGCGTGCTCAGGTCTGTGTACCGGACGTTGCAGGGGCCTTGGACTATGCCGTAACTCATTTGGAGAATGAATGCCGCCGAGAGTTTGCCCTCTATCATCGCATCTTCCTGGGGAATACGGCGCTAAAGATGAGGATAGACCGCCTGCTTACATGGTCTCTGAGGAGCAAGTTGCGTTACTGGTGGTTGCGTCTTACAGGGCGTTCCGTGAACTTTCAGACCTTTCCAGGGCACAACGAGATTATCTACACGGTCTTGGTCAGGGCGGCGGTGGAATAGGAGGAGGGCGAATGCTAGTAAAAGTGTCTACTCCTAAAGGGACATTGTGGAGACAGACTCAGCTCAAAGAACTGATTCGGGAGGTTGATGCTTATAGGGGGCAACCCAAACCTGAAACGGTAAAGAAGTTGGCAGAGAAATATGGCGATACCGAAGAGTTTGTGTGGAGTCTGTTTCGCACACGCTGCTATAGGCAGAGCATGAAATGGAGAAAGCTTAGAGAATCTGCTCGGACCGCTGCAGCGCACCGCATTCAGGATAGCAAAGATAGGTGGCTTCGGGAAGAAATAGAGTATTTGTACGCCAACTGGCAGTACATGGCCGATGAAGAGCTTGCCAGAGCGATAAGTGACCTTCCCTGTAACCGAGCACGAGGAAAGGTAAGGAACCGCAATGCGGTGGCCAAGAAGCGTTGCGATTTGGGATTGAGAAAGAGAGGGGCGTGATGGAATGGAACCGTCCATGAGCGAAACTCGTGTCTGCCCTCGATGTGGAAAGCGGATGATCAAACGTTACGAACCGCGCGTACTGGCTTCATATCCACTGCAATATCCTTGGTTCTGGTGGTGCAAGTGTGGCCACACTTAAGAGGGAGGAATCGATCGAGGGATGACGGATGAGGAGGTCTACGAAAGACTGTGGGAGGAAGCTAACAAATGAGCGAAAGCGGCTGTGCGGCAGGAGAAAGGAGGGTGAGCCATGAAAGCTTTTGCGGATATAGGTCGGCCTCTGGTGATCGAGCTTGAAGATGCTTCAGATCGGGTTGAGGCTGTACCAAATCAAGAGGGCGTATGCGCAGCCTGTGGGCGAAAGATACAGTTCGATTTTTCAGTCACAGATCGGTTTTGGCAGCAAGTCATGGGTGACAAACCGAAAGACTTACGGCTGGACATGGTCTGCATATCGTGTTTTGATAGATTCTGTCGCGAAAAAGGTATTCTTGATTGGGGCGAACATCTGCGAGCTGTCTACTATGTTGCACCCACATTCACGGTTCAGTTGAAGCCGACGTTTTTGGTTCTCAAAAAGAGAAAATGAACTGGACACTCTTTGCATACCCAGCCCTCTTGCTGCATGAAGAGATAATTGAAATACTGGAGGAGAGGAGGCACCATGTATTTTCATGCAATGAGGAAGAAGCAATGGGAGAAGTTGCCGGAGGATTTGCGCCCACCGGCGGAGGAGATCATACAAGATTGTGTGAACTTCCTCCTTGTGGTCTTATATCGCCCGGATGCGGAGTTGCAGTATGCAGTTGACGATGAACGGCTGGACCGGCTGGTGGGCGATCCGGGGGCCGTGAACTTTGGCGATCTTGCTTGTACGCACGTCGAGAAGCGTGGTGAATTGTACGTAGCCCATGTGGATGAGGCCGATCCCGGTGCAGATGGGCTCCAGCGCTACCTAGAGGAGTGGTTACTGCGGTGGGGCTGGCCCGTGACGGTTAAGACAGAATGGTAAAGAGGACGATGGTTAAGAAGAAATTGCTTGATCGAGCGATCGATGAGGACAAAGAGGAGACCAAACAAAAGCCCACTCTGCGCGAGTGGGCCAAATGGGCCGGGTATGATTGTGGAGAATGAAAGGAGGACATGATGTGCAAAGAGACCAAGATGATGTGGGGTATCTTGGGAGAATACGTGCTGTTCGGTTCGTTGGGGTGGCTTGGCGGCTGGGTTCTAGTGGACACATTTCCTTTGTGGGCAAGCTGGCTATTGGCAATTGCAGCACCGTCGGTTCTGGCTGCATTGGCAGTGTCTGTAGCCAGGCTATTGGTGGACTAACCGTGGGAACCAGATGGATCATTGACATAGTTTGCCCGAGTTGCGGAAGCCATGACGGGGCTTGCTGTACCCCCGAGACGGAAACATGGACGTGCCCAGTATGTGGAAAGGAGTATTGGATCAATTGGGGGTTCAGCCTTGTGCCACTTTGCATGAAGACCGAAAGGGAGAAAAGCAGAGAGTTTGTAGAGCATTCTTGCGGCAAGATATAGGGAGGTGATATGTATCCAATTATGAGGCGGTCGGACTTGCCGGCGATATTAAAAGATGTGCGCAAAGAGCGTGGAGCCACTCAAACAGAGATGTCTCTTGCACTTGGTGCGTCTTGTAATAGATGGGGCAAGTGGGAACGAGGCAAGGAAGTCCCTTCTCGACATTACCGAAAGATACTGTGGGAGATGTTCGGTATCCGCATCATGTTTGGCCCACATGCAGATGGAGGGCTAGAATAGAACACGATGAAAAAACTAGAAGAAGCCCTTAAAGAAGCGATCCGGGTTGAGTACGTGACCTCACCGGAGCGGCCATCACTGCGGGCACTTGCCGCAAAGTATGGTGTGGCTATCCGCACAGTCGAAAAATATTCCGCACAAGAGCAATGGAGGGCACAGAGAGAATCATACTGGAGAACTACGGTTGTGGATAATCTCAAACAAAGTGCTAGGCAGAGCGCGGCCCGGGCCGTTCGAGGCAATGAATCTGAAAGAGAGCGGACTGCCAAGATGATCAAGTGGCTGAGAGATTACTTGGTAGGGCTAGCGCGGGAAGTGGGTCGGGGCCTAGTCCCTACGGCCAATGATCCCCAGGAGACGATTCAGGAGATACGCAGAGCATGGGCACAGTTGCCAGCTGCTACGCGTGCGAGGTTGCTGCCCCAGATTGTGCGCACGGCGGGAGAATTGATACGGATCGAGCAATTACTGATGGGGGAGCCTACAGAGCGAATAGAGATGACAGAGCGGCCAATAGAGGTCACAGATGAGGAAGCAGAGGTACTCCAACGGGTGTGGCGCAGGGCAACGATGATGGCTAAGGGGGAAGATAATGCCGGTGATTAGTCCGGTTGCTGTAGCTCAACGCATACGAGCCCTGGAAGGGACTACCCCTCTCTGGTGGGCTGTAGCACATCGGCGAATGCCGGATGGCGGGGCATACAGCATTGCAGATGAGCCGTTCCGCCAACCGTATCTTATGGCGATATATGAGGCCATGGGCGCACTCTTACCTGGTGGGCGCATTGTAGTGATGAAGTGTGCTCAGAGTGGTTGGACCGAAGCAGCCTTAAACTTCACATTCTGGTTTATGGACAGACGGCAAGAGGGCGTGCTGTACATGCTCCCCACGGATCGCCAGCTTTCAGATTTTGCCCAAGCTCGGGTAAACAAAGCGATCAAACTGTCTCCCTACCTCAAGCACGCATTTACGGACACAGATAACGTAGGGCTCAAGATTGGGTTTGGGCAGTCTCTGTATCTGCGCGGTGCTAACTCAAAGCAAAAACTGCTTGAGATTCCGGTCGGTGCCTTGGTGCGAGATGAGTTTGGGGCCATGGACCCCGAGGGGCGCGAGCAAGCAGAATCTCGTTTGGGCGCTAGCCGGTACAAGTACAAAGTTGACCTTTCGAACCCACAGTTTCCCGAGTCCGGGATTCATCTGGCCTACCTAGAGGGCACGCAGGAAGTTTGGGAGATTGAATGCCCGAAGTGTGGGACAAGAGCCGAACCGCGTTGGCCGGATAGTATTGACCCCGGGAAACCGGAAAGTATTGTCTGTCCCGAGTGTGGATGCCCCATTGATAAGTATTCGGGCAAGTGGCGGGCACTTAATCCGGATGCCCCCTATCGGTCATTTAGAATGTCGCAGCTCATATCTCCCACGGTGCGACCTTGGGAGTTGATGGAGCTTTGGAAAGAGGCCAAGGGAGACGCCACTAAGCTACAGGTATTCTTTAACTTTCACCTTGGCCTGCCGTATGCCCAAGAAGGGGCACGGATAGATGAGCAAGCATTCAGAGCTTTGCCGAGGGGTGGCCAGATGGCCCTTAGCTCCGATCGGCCAACGGTTATGGGGGTTGATGTGGGGGCTGTGCTTCATGTGTGGATACGACGCATAGAGGGGGGCACGGTATGGACAGGAACGTGTGACTGGCATGAGCTGGAAAGAAAAATGCAGGCGTACAACGTTCAGATGTGCGGCATTGATGCGATGCCAGAGACAACTAAGGCAAAAGAGTTTGCCAGGAGGTTCCCCGGGCGCGTCGTGCTTATACGCTACCATACCAGCCCGACGGCGATTGGGGGGAAACAGACACAGGAGGATGGGGTAACGATTATCACGGTCCCTAGGACAGAGGCGATGGACCGTGCTTTTGCCCGCATACTGAACAAGGAAGAATCAGTGCCCGAGGATCTGCCAGAGGAGGTGATCAGACATTTCCGGGTGCTAACTAGGCAGATCGTACGGGGCGGTGGAAAGGAGTACGCATCTTGGGTAGAGAGCGGGCCGGATCACTATGCCCATGCATTTACGTATTCTGAGGTGGTTCGGGACGAAAGGCCAATTTGGCAACGGGTACAGTTGTTTGTCTGATTGGCCCAGATTGTGTAGAATGTGACCAGAGGGGGCGGTCGGTTTGCATGCAAAGATCGTTAGGAAAGCTTGTCTGAATCCCCAGATCACTATTAGTGCTGAACCCGGACAATGGGCGATTGTTTTGCAGCCCACATCGGATCTCACAGAGGTTGTCGAGCATGTGCTGGAAGAGGCGGGCTTTGAAGTATGCGCTGGGGATGAGGGGATAATTGTTTTTCCTGGAGGGACCCATGCCTAATATAGCAGCTCCATTCCTGGGATTTGCTGTGCTTCTTACTCTAGCAGCTATGGGCTGGTCTGTCTGGTTCTACGTGACTACATCAGACGGAGAGGCGCAGCGGTTGCCCAAGAAAGGGCGCGTGGTATACAAGGTCGGGCAATGGGTTCTTTTGGTGGCAATAGCCGTTACATTGGGGCTTGCTGCTTGGGCAGTTGGGAATGCACTGATAAGGAGTATGGCATGAATATAGAAGAAAAACTCGCACAGGATGTAGAGATACGCTTTGAGGAACCTTGGGCGACAAATATCTATATCAATGGGGAACACATCAAGCATTTGACGTTGATCGGTATTTTCCACGACATACGAAACGAAAGTCCTATGCTGGTACTGGAATATTGTCCAAAGGGGGCTCCGGGGCAGAAATCTTTGGGGCGGGGCCGCGTAGAAATCCCTATTAGGGGAGTCTTTAAGGGGAAAGGATTGGGGGGTGAAACATGAATTGGTGGATTGGTGTAGTGGTGGGCATATCGGTGGTGCTGGTGGGGCTAGCCGTAGTGTTTTCGGTGGTCCCCGGCGAGATGTGGGGGTATGAGTGGGGCGTGCTTGGGCCAGTGCCCAGCCCCAACGTGGCCGACTACGAAATCTATCTTGATGGTGAATATATCAAGACGGTAGACCGTGCCATGTTGGTAGGGCCTATGTTGCAATATGTAGGAGTTGAAGGCGAGACCGGCATTATCGATGTGGACGGGCACACCTTAGAGGTACGTGCAGTAGACGTAGTAGGGCCTTACAAGGGGACACCGTGACTGAGAAAGGTAAGCCTGGGCCGAAAGAGGTACCAGCAATCAAGGCTGTCGTCAAGGGGTTTCTTGAGGCTCTAATGAGGGGACCTCAAGATAAGCCCAGGAAGAGTTGGCGTGAGTTTGCCCAGCTAACCTTTCGGGATTCCAAGGCGGAGCCCGCTATCCCGGTCTTTCAAGGATATAAAATCCAACGAGTGCGCAAAGTTCCAGGATGGAATGATAAGACTGTGCGCGAAGTTGATGTCGAGCTGTTACTAAGTCCTACGGGTGGCTATCCTCTGCGGTGGCTATCTGGTACTTTGCGTGTGATAAAAGAGAGCGAACCCTATAAACCCGATGAAAATGGGGAGTGGGGGGTGTGTCCAGTATCATGGCGGCCGCGGAGGAGCTAGGTGTCGCTTGCCGATATAGAGCTGTGTGATCGTCAGTTACAAGAGCTAGCCAATCTGGGATATACAGGGCAGCTAGTGGTGCATATGCATCAGGGGCGCATTCGCAGGATTACTATTGAAGGAGCAGTGCTAGTTGACGGAGGCGAGCAGAGGCTACACCTAGTTCCAGCGGTCGGATATAACAAGGGGGGCGGTCGTGAAGGCAGCGGAATTCCAGGCCAAGCTGCGAGAGCAAAGGAAGCTGTACGGTGACTGGCTATATCGTTATCAACATGTCGAGCGACTTGGCGACGATGAAGTAGACGGCCTGCTTGATGGCACGGTAGTTGTACAGGAGAAGATTGATGGAGCTAATGCCACCGTAGCATGGGATGAGGATGCTGGGCTTTTAGTTTGTACACGTAACCGGGCTATATCTATTGGCGGTGAACCTCCTAACGGTTTCAGGGGCCTTGTCGAATATGTGCTAGCCCACGATGGAATCAAAGAACTTTTCCAATCCCATCCTGATTGGATCTTGCGAGGTGAGTGGCTAGTTCGTCATAGCGTTGTCTATCCCATTGAGTACATGAACAAGCTGTACGTGTTCGATGTGCAGCTTCGGGATGGCAGTTATATTCCTTGGCAAGAATACAAAGATGTTCTCTCTTTATTCGAGATTGAAATGGTGCCACATATTGCAGTTATGGAGAATCCTACCGTGGCGGATCTTGTCCCTTTGACCCAGGAGCCTAGCCTGCTGGGTGGTGGTGAACGCGAAGGTATAGTGGCTAAGAGATATGACTTTGTAAACTGCTATGGCCGTACGGTATGGGGCAAGTTGGTCTCTGCTGATTTCAGGGAAAAGAACAAACTGCATTTCGGTGCTGGGCATAAAGAGCCAGTAGAGCTTCAGTTTGCCGCAGCCTGTGTAACTGAGCACCTAGTGCTCAAGATCATTGACAAGATACGTGATGAGCGGGGCTCGGTGAGTGTGCGCAATATGCCCGAGATCCTAGGGCGGGCATGGCATGATGTGTTCAACGAGGAGCTTTGGGGCTTTGTAAAAAAGCACAGAGTTGGCAAGTTTGACTTTCGGGCTGCCCGCAAGTTGGTGGAACGAAAGACTCGGGATATTGCGCTGGCCTACTTCAACGGAGTATTATGAAGGGCATTCACCTGGTCATCTATGGGCAGCCGGCGCGTAAGTCCAACTCTCGGCGAATCGTTCGTGATCGAAGGACGGGTCGTTGGATGATTATAAAGAGCGCCGAAGCCCTTCACTATGAGGAGACCTTTGAGCGGCAAGTACCACAATGGGCAAGGCAGAGACTAGGCTCCCAAAAACATCCACTGGAGTTGCAAGCACGAGTCTTTATGCGGCACAAGTGGACATCTGATCTATCGCTGGAGCTTATTCAAGATTGCCTGGAAAAAGCCGACGTGATATCTGATGACCGTTATATTGTGAGAAAAGTTTCAGAGAAGAAATGGGATAGGCGGGAGCCGAGAGTAGAGCTCTGGATACGGGAACTTGATGAATGGGAGTGGGGCAATTGAGAAGAGAGAAAAAGGGGGAGGAGAGAGCAGATGACATGGATTAGAACTGCCCCGGACGAGATGGTATGTCTCGAAACTGGAGTTCGTGTCCGTGTGGTGTGTCGCACTAATCTTCGTGAAGAGGTGCGTTGGTATGTAGAGGTACGACCGCCGCTGGGATGGGCTTCTATTATTACGGAAGGCTTCGAGGCCCGATATGAGGCTGTCGAATACCTCGACAAGTTGCTTGTAAAATGTGCGGCCAGCCGCCAGACATTAGCTCTATCAGATCTGATAGAATGAGGACGGCCAGTTAGGGGGTGCATTCTACTTACTTGCCAAATTTGGCAAGTTATTGCGCTGAATCTGTGGGATAGCACGCCACCTGACAAAGGCGCACGAAAGGCGCAAAAGTTTTGCTCCTTTCGCGTTCTGATGTCAAGTGGAGTAGCACGATCTGTTAGTTCGGGGCATATAAGTCACACTAGCAGGTAAGGATCATGTAGCAAACCAATATATCGTAACACCGGCGGCTGAAATCCATCCACGGGGAGAATGGATTCTATTCATGCTGATTAGCATGCTTACTAGGCACGCTAGTATGCCGTTGTTAGCATGTTAGTAATAGTGGCCCTTCACAATAGTGGAGGGCCACTAAAACGTTGCTGTCAATGAACATTGATTACTGATTACATTCTGTCAGTTTTTCAACTATGTAATCAATAAACGTTTGCCAGATCTTGGCCAGCTCAGTTATGACCTCTTCATCGTTGGCCTGGAGCCAACGAAAAGGCTTTTTATGGTACAAAATCAAAAACGTGCGTGCTCCCTCAATCATGTCTTTCATGGATTCCTCCCTCGCTATCCCTGTCCGGTACAATGATTTCCAAAAGCAGCACGCCCCGCTTCTTGAGCAATTGCTTGAGCCGCTCCCTGGGCATGGCTGCGGGAACATGCCACTTGGCGAAGGCTTTGTCTGGGATATCAAGTAGGCGTACCTTGTCCAATGGGATGGTAACGAATCGCTGGCTGCCTGTTTTCCAGATCCGATATAATCCTCCTGGTAGTTTTGCCATGCTACCTCCTAGAATAGGCCGCCAGACATGAATTCTTCATCCGCGGCTTCCGAGACGAACCGTTGCCAGGCAGATTCGCCGCACTTTTCGCACATCACAGTGCGAGTTCGTGGCCAATAGAGAATGCGATCCCCAGGGTGCAGTTCTGCCCCACACTGAGAGCACAGACCACCGTATTTGGCCTCTATCCATCGTGGATCTCCTTTCATCCTAGTCCATGGCCTCATTCTGCCCTCCTTTCGCACATCCAACGAAGCTTCTCCAATGCTTCTTCTCTTAGCGTGTCCAAAGGCACTGAAATCAACGGGCCTCCATCGAAATTGCGAACAAATCGCGCCAATTCCTGTTCCCCTTTTATGGCCCTTGCCGTTACCGTATCGGTCACTAATGTCAACATGTCCTTGCCACTTTCCACGAGTGAGCGATGTTTCTCTATCTCTCTGACCACTGCGTATAGCTTGTGCTTAGGCACGTGCCGATTCCGCAAGTCTGTTACTACCATAGCTTCGACGACGTTCGCTAGGCTGAACACATAGCGGCGGCCACGCCCATGTCCCCATGCACGGATAGGGCGGATTAGCCCGGTTACCAGCCAGTGCCCGAATGTCGGGGCTGGAACGTTTGCGATCTCTGCCACTTGTTTTGCTGTTAGATCTAATGTGTTCATCCCCACTCCTTAGTACAACCTGGTTCCGCACCACGGACACACATGATCTATGCCGGTAGCGTTCAGCTCTGGCTCTGGCTCCACCACAGCCCGGCACTCTGGACACCACGCTTCCACGATGCCCAGGTGCTCTGCCCTGAACTCCATCTCCCTCTTCATGTCCCTTCGGGAACAGCTATGGGGTTCGTAGGCGTACGGCCCTATCCGCTTGAAATACTTCACTTCTCGCGTGTAGCCCATTTCACCCCTCCTTTGGGCATATAGGCCCACGGTTCCGGAGCTCCCCATATAGCTTCTTCATACCCTGGCAGGGCTTGTATTGCCCGGTGTCTTAGAGCCTCAATGAAGGCCCTGGCCTCGGACTTGTGATACTCGGGATCCTCGCATGCTTGATATTCGTAGTACGCGCAGGATTTGAGGACCTGTACGGGGTCAATGTGGTACCAGGTATATTGGCCGTGGTCCTCTTCCCTAATGATGAAGTCTTCATCAATTGGCCCGGGGATCTCACCGTCAGGATAGCGGATACAGACAGCATGCAGGGCTTCATCCCACAGCATTTGCGCTATTCGAAGCGCATCTTTGATGTCGGCAATTTTATGTAGCTTTCCATTCCAGTAGTGAAACCCCAATCGGGGCCGGTACATTTCCGCGGCCTTCACAAGATACCAGATCTCTTTTCTGTCTGGTACAAAAGCACTCATGATTCCTCCTCCATAAACTCTTCTAGATGCTCAAATGCCCACTCGTGAGCTTGCCCAGGATCGCGGAATCCGATCTCCTGGGCTACCTCTAATGCTTTTGCCCAAGCCCTATCCCGATCGCTCATGCTGCCTCCTTTTGCTCTTCGAAATATCCGCTTTTTTCCATCTCGGTTTGGTATAGATCTTGGATTACGTCTCCATCCAAATGGCGGGCTAGGTCCATGATGATTGCGGGTAATTCCTGGGCGGGTACATTTTGAACGTACCACGCCAACCACTCATGCGGATTGTTCCACCTATATGTCATTTTTCTCCTCCTTGCCCCTTTACCACCCTCTCAGGGGCTGGGTGGTTCGATTCTGGCTACCCCGCCAGGATCTTTCACCTGACGGGGTAGGATAATCATCTCCTCTTATCAACCTTCTGTGTCCGAGAAGCTACAAGCCTTTTGAAGGCATCACGTGGGTCCCGGACCTGTTTCCTGGTAGCCAGTAGCCGTATTCTTCCATCCACCGGATCCTTGAACAAGATCCGGCCCTGGCATGTAAGGATCAGGGCCGAACCATCCACAAACTTGGCTCTGTCTAGTTCCTTATCTCCTCGTGCACTTATCTTTGCCATCACGCCACCTCCTTTCCGCACCCCGCGCACTTCGTAATGGGAAACTTTCGATCCCGCCAAAGTGGGGTCGAGGCATTCGGGAGATTAAATCCACGCATCATAATTCGTCCCGAACACTCGGCGCATAGCACCAGCCCGTTCGGGAGCCTCCATCCTGCCAGGTCTGGATCGGACCAGCCTGGCTCGGGGGCATCTTCCAAGATCTTTTTGATAAGGTCCTGATTCATCTCTGCCCCCCTTTACAGCCCCTGGCGGATGCTATCCGCCAGATCCTCTGGCACACCATGCTTGATCTTGAGAACAAGCAGGTCCGCCAAAACCTTTGCCTGACCTACCGTTACCTCGAACTCGGTTGCGGTAGACTGGAGCTCTCCCAGGCTGTTCCAGCCAACGGGGCCGCCTTGCTCTACCTTTTCTAGGCCGTTACGGATCCAGCGCATTTTGTCGGCTGCTTGCTCTAGGACAAAGATTAGCTTGTCGAGCATCCTTTCAAGATCTCGGTCCTCAACTTCGGACCTCCAATAAGTCTCCTGGGCCTTCTTTAGTGCCTCGATCCTTTCATTCAAGTTCATCTTTGTCTCCTCCTTTTCTTTTTCGGGGGCTTTCTTTCCTCCCCCTTTCTACTAGTATTATAACATGTTTCGGTCCATGTGTCAAGTCCTTTTTGAGGGGATTTTTTTAACCTAAGAGGTCTTCTGTTAAATAATGCGGGTGAATGACCTTGCGCAGTTGCCCCAGGGCATCTTGAATGCTATAATATGACAGCAGGTATAGCCTGAGACACAGGCCCCTGTCCGAAAGGGCGGGGGCCTTTGTTTGTGAGAGGAGGCATCATGGCTATGCGGGGCGGTCGAAGAGTGGGGCTGGTTTACAGAACAAGTTTTGATGCTGCACATTACCTTCCCGGCTATTACGGTCCCTGTGGAAATCTACATGGGCATAGGTGGGAGCTTGTAGTCTACCTGTCTGGAGACATCGACGAGAAAACCGGCATGCTATTGGACTTCAATGAGATAAAGGCAATTGTTAATAGTACCCTCCCTGACCATAGGCTATTGAATGATTTAATAGCTAATCCCACGGCCGAAGAAATAGCTTTCCATCTGTGGAGAGAGATTGAATGGAAGTTGCCCGATTCTGTGGCCTTGGAGCGCATAGAGCTATGGGAGACGCCCAATCAAGGAGTCATATATGAAGGTTAAGATAAATGAACTGTTCTATTCTATTCAAGGAGAGGGTCGCTATGCGGGCCGACCCACTTTCTTTGTGCGTTTCCAGGGATGCAATCTTCGCTGCTTGTACTGCGACACAAAGTATGCCCAGGATCTTGGGGGAGGCAAAGAGCTAACCATAAAGGAGATTGTTGAAAGAGTTTCCGAAAGCGGTGCCAGTCGCGTCTGTATTACTGGGGGGGAGCCCATGATCCAACTGGATGGATTATGGGCTTTGGTTATGGAACTCAACCGAATGGGCTTTCAGAAAGAAGCCATTGAGATAGAAACCAATGGCAGTATAGCCCTCGTTCCCCTTCGTGCACGCTATGTCATGGACATCAAGACCGAGGCCTCGGGAATGCAAGATGAGATGTGCCTAGAAAATCTGGTCAAGTTGAGGCCAATAGATGATGTGAAATTCGTGGTTTCGTCCATAAAGGAATGCGATCATGCTCACGAACTTCTACAGCGCTACCCCACTGAGGCGCTTCCGATCTTTAGTCCCGTATGGGGAGCGATGCCTTTTAAAGAGTTAGCCCAATGGTGTATTGCCTATAACTACGCCATACAAATTCAGTGGCACAAAGTGATCTGGGGAGAGGAGGCACGAGGTGTCTAATCAAGGGGCGGTCGGAATAACGACAAAGCAGGCCCAGGAATTCGTAAGTGGGCTTCTGCAGTATCTGGGCGAGGATGTCTCCCGGGAAGGGCTCATCGAGACTCCTTACCGGGTAGTTAAGGCTCTCAAAGAAATGACCTGGGGCTACGGCGCAGATCCAAAAGAGATTCTGGGAAAGATCTTTCGTACCGAATACGATGAGATGGTAGTAGTCAAGGATATTCCTTTCGTCTCTCTATGTGAACACCATCTGATGCCTTTCTTCGGAACTGCGTCAGTGGCCTATATCCCTAGCGAAGGAAAGGTAGTGGGATTGTCAAAGATCCCACGGGTAGTTCATGCGTTAGCTGCTAGGCTACAGCTACAGGAAAGGCTTACCCAAGAAATCGCCGATGCTATTGACAATCCTAATCTTGCCCCTCATGGCGTAGCGGTCGTTATAAGGGCGGTTCATTCCTGTATGAGATTTCGGGGTGCCAAGTCTCAAGGCGAGATGGTGACATCTTGTCTAAGGGGGGCGTTCAAAGACAACCCCGCAACTCGTGAGGAGTTCTTGCGACTGATGGGGATGAAATGACCGCTAAAGATATCTTAAAGCTAATGAGGGATGTGGCCGAAGGGAAGCCCGTAACTTTGCCTCCTGGAATCTGGGGCACCCTTCTTCAAGAAGCTTTCTATCATCCCCACATGGTGCAGGAAGTAGAGTTTTTAGTTGGCCAGCCGGCGCATGATATTGTGGTTCTTGTGTCTGGGGGGCTAGATAGCTCGGCAGCCTACTTCATGGCGAAGAGACGAGCCCGGGGTGAGGCAATACCAGTATATTGCAAGATTCGGACCGGTTATGAGGATCTTGAATTGAGGGCGCTTGAAAAGCTGGGGATCGACCCATTGATCTTGGATTTTTCAGATTTCACTCATAATCGCGAGCGTTACGGCTATATGATTCCTGGCCGTAACTTGCTTTTCATAATGGCTGCTTCCGAGCTCCTTGATAAGGGTGGGGAGATCTGGCTATCCGCTACCGAGGGAGAGATCAAGCCCCGTGGTGGTGATAAGAGCTGGCAGTTCTGGGGAGCTTTGAATGCTGTGCTGGGGACTAGGCCCTATCCTGTGCGCGTATACTTTCCTTTTTCGGGATGGAGCAAGACCGATATAGTCAGATGGTGGCTGAAAAATGTCAACGAAGCAAACATATTGGACACGCTATCGTGTCAGGAAGGGAAAAGCATCCATTGTGGAGCATGTCAGGCATGCTTTAGGCGGTGGGTTGCCTTTGTAAACAATGGCATTGCCCAGGATGAAAAGTGGCTATCTCCCCCGCCGAATCTTAATGACCCTCTGATTAATAAAAAGATAAGAGAGGCTGTACGTGTCCATTGTAGGGGCTATGCGCTAGCCCATGAAGAAATATCTATAGTGGCAGCCAAGGACATTATAAATGCTCTTAACAAGAGCGGAATCAATGCTGCATTTGTGGCGCGAAACGGTGATCAATGAAATTGTACTTTGCGGGTGGCGAGTCGAGTAAATTCTATAAGCTGCTGCGTTCATGCGGCGTTACGCGGCTTCTTTTTTCCTTTTGCTATTCTGATTCCAAGACAGTAGCCAATATTATGCGCGATGCGTCTCAATTGGACATCTTCATGGATTCGGGAGGATACAGTGCCCGCGTGTCAGGGACCCAGATAGACATTGGGGTCTATATAGACTGCTTGCACCAGCTAGGGCCTTATCTAAGTGCATATGCAAATCTGGATACTGATTCTCCTGATGAATCCAATGCTAATCTATATCGTCTTCTAAAAGCTGGCCTGAAGCCCGTCCCTGTATGGCATCCTGGCTGGGCTTGGTCAATATTTGAAGACTACTGTAGAGACTTTAACTATGTAGCTATTGGTGGAATAGTGGGCAAGCAAAAGAACTCTTGGAAGGGGCTTTTGGCTCGGATCGCACGTCCTATTCAGTATGCTTTTGAGCGCGGGACCAGGATTCACTTGTTTGGAGTCTCCTCTTGTTCTGTTCTTAAGTGGGTACCCGCGTACTCCTGCGATGCTACAACGTGGAATGCTGGGGGTAGATTTGGCATGGTTCTTGGTTTTCGGAATGGCACGATATCGACTGCTCTTCCACGGAAAAACCCCAAAAGAGCAATCAATAGAATCGGGCCTGGTATTATCAAACGTAGTGCGTACTTAGAACGAAATGCCCACAATGTACGCGAGCTACTAAAGATGGAAGAGTTCTTGAATAGACTTTGGGAAAAGAGGGGGGTGAACTGGAATGTCTAGTACTAAAGCCAAGCTCCCGGCGCAACTGAAGATGATCTCGATTGACAAGATAGTACCAGCTCCCTGGAACTTTAAGCAAGATGACGAAGATAAGGCTAGAAAACTGGCAGAGAACATCCGCCGCAATGGGCAGATCAAAAACTGTAATGTTCGTCAATTAGAGGATGGACGCTATGAAATGATCGATGGAAACCATCGTCTGATTGCTTTCAAAGAGCTGGGAATCAAACAGGTACTGGCTTACGATCATGGACCAATCTCCCAAGAAGAGGCAATACGCATTGCGCACGAAGTTGTCGAGTACTTCGAGGTAGATCCGATCAAACAGGCCGAAGCCCTACAGATTGTCTTGGACGGCGGGATAAGCCTAGAGGACTTTGAGGAAACCGTGCCATGGAATATGGAGGAGCTTAATGATGTCCGGGACCTAATTGACTTTGACTGGGATCGGGTCGCAGCGGAAGCCGAGGAAGGGTCGGCTTCAAGTGCCATTACCTTAAGTTTTGTCGTAAGAGATGAAGTCGAGAAAGAAACCATTATGAGCCAGATTGAAAGAATAGCTGATCTATGCGGTTTTGGAAATGATCGCAAGGGACATGGAAGGGCACTTCTTTATATGGCCGAGATAATTTCTCGTCTTGAAGACAGACAATTGGCTTGACTAGTAACGCAGATTGTGGTAGAATAGGCACAAGGTAGCCCGTGAGACACACGGCCCTCGCTATGCGGGGGCCTTAATTTTTGGGGGCGGTCGTGGGAATACTGGCGGCGCTAGAGAAGGGATTAGGGATCAAGGCCGAAACAGGCAGCCGTGTTGTGGCTGCTTGGGCCGATTATGCAGGGGCTGAGGCTTCCCATAGTGGGAGGTGGACTGACCTCTCTCAGGCGTATCGCGTCCACCCGTGGGTTCATGCGGGAGTAAAGGCCATTGCCCGAGCTGCTGCCGATGTGCCCTTGCGGGTAATACGTGTTAAGGGCGGAATCCCGAAGTCCCTAATCGCATACAAGTCTATTCTAGGGATCAAACGCTGGGAGGATGTACTAGAGCGGGTCAAGGCCGAGGGGGGCGAGGTTCTTGAAAATCATCCTCTCCTTTCAGTGCTGGAGAATCCGCTCCCCGAGGCCCACATCACGCGACATGAGTTTCTAGAGGCCATAGTAACCTATCTTGAGCTGGAGGGGGTGGCTTATGCTGAGAAGATTTTTGCTGACCAGGCCAAGAGAACCCTTCGAGGGCTGTGGCCTTACATCGACCCGCGACATATCTGGGTAATTCCCGGCGAAGACAAACTGGTACAAGGGTATATTTATAGGCGCGGAGCTAATGCAATTGTATTCGCTAGTGATGAGATTGTGGCCTTCAAATATTTCCATCCTGAGAACCCTTACTATGGCTTAGCCCCTACTGAGGTCCTGCGCCAGGCGTTGATTGCCGACCTGCGGGCGATTGACTGGAATAGGATGTTTTTCGACAACGATGCTACTCCCGGCGGTGTTTTGAGCACCGAGCAAGATATTACTCCGGCTCAATCTCGGGCTATGCGGGCGCTGTGGGAGGAGCGCTACCGGGGGCCGCGCAAGGCCCACCGCACGGCAGTGCTCGGCAAAGGACTCAAATATCAACCCGTATCTCCCTCTCACAGGGACATGGGTTTCCTGGAGTTGCGTGGCTGGACCAGAGAAGAGGTCCTGGCTGTATACGGGGTACCGCCCATCGTGGTGGGGCTTTACAAGGATGTGAACCGAGCAGCGGCACAGACCATGCGGCGGCTGTTCTATGAAAATACAGTTCTCCCCCGTCTAGGGAAGATTGAATCTGTGCTGAACTATGCTCTAGTCCCTGATGGAGAGAATGTCCGGCTGGTATTCGATGTGTCTGCGATCGAGGCCCTGCAGGAGGATGTGACAGAAAAGGCCAGGGTTGGGCGGCTTCTTACCGATCAAGGCTGGACTAAGAACGAGCTGCGCAATTGGTGGGGCAAACCTAGGGCTGAAGGGGACCTTGTAGATGCTGTCATTCTCCCGATCAATGTACAGGCTGCGGGAACGGTTGCCCCTCAAAAATCTTTTGCCAACAAATCCATTGTAAAAGACAAGCCCGCGGGAGGAGTTCCCGAAGCATTCTTGCCTCCCGAAAGCGAGAGCTTGGAAGACCAGCGGCGGGTTCACATATCGTTCCTGCCTATTCTGGCTTTACTGGGGGCCAAGCATGCGGTCAATACCCTTGGTGATTTGGGCCATCCGGTGCCGATTGACTGGGAAGAGCGGTTCAACTTCATTGATGCGATTCAGCACTGGATAGACCAGCGCATGGGCAAGCTAATCAAGGGCATTGACGAGGTCACCCGGCGCGACATTGTACGAGTAATTCGGGAAGGAATGAGAGAAGGGGAAGGGCCAAAGGCAATAGCTAGCCGCATTCGGCGACGGTTCGACTGGATGTCTACGGTACGGGCTGAGCGCATAGCACGAACTGAAGCAGGAGCTGCTACGGCTTTTGGACAACACAAGCTGTACAACGATGTAGGCATCCAAAGGCACATGTGGATAGCGACGTTGGATATGAGAGTGAGGGATTGGCACATGCAGATTCACCGTCAAGAACGCCCCATGGATCAACCGTTCGAGGTGCCCAATGAGAATGGCGATATAGAGCAGATGATGCATCCCAGGGATGGTAGTTTGGGTGCGTCTGCATCCAACATCATAAATTGCCGTTGTACCGAGGCGCCTGTAATAGAGGGCGCAAAGATCAATGACGAGGAGTACTGGAAAGAGTTCGACGTGTTTCTTCTGGGCGTTGAACAAGGGGAAGGGCACAAGTACCAAGAGGAGCTGGCCGCGTTTTTCAGGCGCGAAGGAGACAGATATGTCCGCTATTTCCTTGAGATGGCGGGTGAAGGAGGTGGGGCATGAAGAAGTTTATGGCAGTTGTGGGCCTGCTCGTAATGGCGGGCTTGAGTGCGTTTGCCCTAACTGCGTCCAATTACTGGATCTACTGGGTAAGCGGCGACACGGTAATTGCAGGGATAACGGCCAGTGGACGGCTAGATACGCTGGCCGGGGCAACGTTCGGAGGCAATATAAGTCTGTCCGGCACCCTTACTGTGGGGGAGGACGACACTGGCTATGACATCACCTTCTACGGGGCAACCGCCGGGGCTGCTCTGCAGTGGGATGAAAGCGATGACCAACTTGAGTTAGTGGGGAGTGCCAATATCTCTCATGCTTCCGCAACCAATGCAGGGCCGGTCTTTGTGTCAGTAAATACTGTGGCCTATACCGATTCTACAGCTAAAGATCTGTTTGTCTTGCCGGCGGATGCTGACATCGTAGATGTGGTCGTAATTGTAGACACGGCTTTTGATGATTCTGGGACAGACTTGCTAAATGTTGGGTGGTCTGCCGATCCAGATGCCCTTGTCGATGACCATGATGTTAACTCTGAGGGTGTAGCAAGGATGGGGAGTGGGGCCACTATGCCGTATGCCAATATCGGGGATGTGGGGGGCAGCGATCTAACTATCACTGGTTCTTACACGGGTCAAAACGGAGATGCTTCTGCGGGTTCCGCAACGATTTATATCTACTGGACTACTGGAACCCCAGGTAGCTAGATGGAGATATGCGGATGGTATGTCCTAACTGCGGCATGATAGTCAAGGGCTGGGCACGAGAGTGCCCCAGATGCGGTTCACCTATGCTTAAGTTGGGGCGGCTCCCTATCCGCAAAACTCGAAGGAAAGCCAGGGAGGTGAAAAAGTGAAAGTGAAAACGGGGCCGGTTGCGACCAAAGTCCTTCTAACACATGAGGACAAGCCCCTAGTCCTTCCAGCCGAGGGCGTGATAGAAGCGTATAAGGCCGGGGAACTTGCAGCGATCTACAAACTGTCTGTCGGACGGTTGAATTCAGAGGGGCGGCTCGGTCGTGCTGTTATCACGTCTCTGGTCCAGGACCGGGACGGCGATGTGGTGGTTCCTTCGGGGGCAATTACCGAGAACTATGAAAAGAATCCCGTCGTACTGCTAAACCATAACCATGGTGGGCTTCCTATAGGGAGGACAAGCAAACTCGAACGGCAGAAAAAGAAAATTGTCGCAGAGTGGGAGTTTGCGCGAGCTGATGAGAATCCATTGGCCGAGTATGCATACAAACTGTGGGCGGGGGGATTCTTGAATGCTACCTCAATAGGCTTTCTGCCTCGGGAAATCATCACGGCCGATGAAGCCGATGGGAAGTTTGGGGGGATCCGATTTAGCGGTCTCGCTTTTCCGGAATGGGAGCTACTGGAATTCTCTGTTGTGACTGTCCCGGCCAATCAGGAGGCATTGCGAACTGACTCTGCCAAGAAGTATTGGCCTGCTGTGGTCAAGGGCGCTGCTGGAGGGGTATGGTCCACCGATGATCCTATAGCGAGGATTGACAATGGCACAGTTGACCCTATAGCGAGAATTGACAGTGGCACAGCTACTCCGGATACGTCGGCATGGACGGTTTCGAAGGAAATACCTCCTATCGGCGCCGTCAAGATCGTTATAGAGGACATCCCTACAACAGAAGATATCGAAAAAGGCGTTATTACTTACGGGGCTGCTCATCCCAATGGGACACCGAAGGCTCCCGAAGATGAGCCCTGGAATGGATCGGCCGAAGTTACGGCGGCGGATATAGCGGATCTCAAGGTGATGTGTACTTGGTACGATTCTGAGAAGCCTGATGTCAAGGGCTCTTACAAGCTCCCCCACCACAAAGCGAAGGGGCATGCTGTGGTGTGGCGGGGTGTCGCTGCGGCTACGGGAGTACTGTTCGGTGCCCGGGGTGGAGTCAACATCCCAGATAGTGATCGCAAAGGTTGCTACAACCACTTGGTCAAGCACTACAAGGAGTTTGACAAGGAGCCACCCGAGTTCCGGGCTTACACGGCGGAGGAGCTCGTAGAGCTGTTCCCGGAGGCATATGACGACCTGAAGACGCCCAATGATGTGCGGATAGCATGGGTAGCGGGGGCCATCGGGGCCGAGGAAGCATTTGCCCTGATCGGGAAGATCGTGCGGCGGATGGAGGAGGAGCTGGGGGCTGCCAATAAAGAGGCGGCCAGGTGGAGAAAAGAGTGTGCCGAATTGGCAGCTCGAACCATACTGAGGGGGTGAGGCTTATGGAGGAAAAAATCCTCGATGACCTGACGAATGAGGAAGTCAAGGAGCTAATAGCTGCGGCCAAGGCCAAGCTAGAGGCAGAAGAGGCGGGCAAAGAGTCTGCCAAGACCGAGGGGGTGGAGCGCAAAGATCCCACGAAGGTAGCTGCGGTTGACCCGGAGGATGCGGTCAATCGCGAGAACGAAGCTACCTTTGGCAAGCCCGCGATTCATCCCAAGAAGCCCAAGGAGTTGAAACAGTTCAGCATCGCCAAAGCGGTGCGAGGCGTAGCCTTGGGCGTGTGGAAGGATGCGGACCTCGAAAAAGAGTGGGTGCAGTACACGATGAAGGAACTCAACATTGAAGACGACACGTCCGGCGGGTTCTTGGTGCCCACGGAGCTTTCTAGTGAGCTGATTGACAAACTACGGGCTAAGGCTGTGATGAGGGCTGCGGGTGCCCTGGTCATTCCCAATGCTCCACAACGGCTTAACATCCCGCGGCTCACTGGAAGCGCTACAGCATACTGGGTGGGGCAATCCAATTCCACGATTACGGCCAGCGAACAGACCTTCGGGCAAGTCACCCTTGATCTGCGGCGCTTGGCTGCGCTGACTAAGATTGATGAGGACTTGCTTCTTCACTCGGTAGTGTCTGCGGAGACCGTGGTCCGGAATGACTTGGTGCAACAGATTGCCCTTGCCGAGGACTATGCGTTTCTCCTTGGCACCGGCGGGGATCAACCCCTGGGCATATACAATAATCCAGAGATCAACACTACATCCATTGGCGGGACCCCTACATTCGATGACCTCATTGATGCCATGGCTTCTATTGAAGCTCGGGATGGAGAATACAACGCCTGGTTGATGCACTCCAACATCCTGTACTACCTGCGCAAGCACAAGACCGGTGCGGCTGCTTACGACTATGTGCTTGATCTGTCGAATACTCCACCGAACCGGATCTTGGGTCTGCCGGTCTATACCACTTCGCAGATCCCCGTGAACCTGGGTGCGGGCGGCAACGAGTCCTTCATCGTGCTTGGGAACTTCCCGGACTTCGCTATCGCAGAGGGCGGCGGTATCGAGATCAAGGTGCTTCGAGAGCGCTATGCTGAGCATCTGCAGATTGGAATTCGGGCCGTGCATCGGGTAGACGGCGTGCCTCGCCAGCCGGACAAGTTCCAGATTCTGACTGGCGTGACCACCTCGTAGGAGGTGATATAGATGAGGGAGAACTATAGCGATAGCAAGTACGCTGTCCAGTTGCTAGATCCGCAGACCATCTCTGGCGATGGGTCTGAGCATGATGGCAGCTGGGTGGACTTGAAGAACTTCCGGGATGGCGTCCTGCTTGTCTCGGCGGGCGCCATTGATGCTGCCACTACAGTCACTATTCAGTGCCAAACGGCGGAGGATGATTCGGGGACCGGGGCTGCGGATGTACTCAGCGCGGACCAGTCCTTCACGAATACTGGAGCCAATGCCGTACATGCCTATGAGCTTAAAAACCTCAAGAGGTATGTGCGGATCCAGTATAAAGTGACCAACGCCAAGAATGCATTGATTGGTGCAGTTGTGGTGGGCTGGAATAGATTCCAGGTTCCGGCGAGCTAGGCTAGAGGGGGCGGTCGGTGATGTCATGGCCTACAGCTAGTGACGTAGAGGCTCGTACGGGGATTGCCTTGACTGATGGGGCAACCTCCTATGGGCTCGATGTGTCTGAGCTTCTGGATAGAGCCAAGGCATTTGCCGAATCTTATTGCCACCGCTCCTTTGATGAAGCAGAGGTAACCGAAGAACACGATGGGGGGGTGGTCATCGGCATCTCTCGTCCCCCCATCGTGTCCGTTTCATCTTTAACCTATAACGGCGTCGCGCTTGCCGAGAATGATGACTTCTATATCTATCCGTTCTACATCTACATAGAGGGAACTCGGTTGCGTGACTTAGAGAGCCGGGCGCCATTTGAGCGCGATCCGAAGGCTATATCCATCACGTATGTCGGCGGATACTCTGACGATTCCGGGGATCACATCCCCATTCCGTCTGAGCTGAAGGAGATAGTGCTGGAGATTGCCTGTCGATGGCTGCTCAGGATTGACCAGCGGTACCGAGAGGACAAGAACGCCGAAAGGATCACGGTAGGGGAGATGTCCGCTGTATTTGTATCGCCTGAAGACGATATGGCAGATCTCTTGCGGCGTCTGGATCAGTTCAAGCTACCGGTGATCGAATGATAGGGCTAAATCAACTGGTAAGCGTAGAGAGAGCAACCGAGACCGTAAATGACCTCGGGGAACCCGTAAAGACTTGGGCAACGGTAACGGCAGCGGTTCAGGCCCGGATTATATCGGCGTCTCCTTTGGAGAGGCAGGGAATGGCAGCGGTGGCAGGGGGAGAACACGAGGTGGCTACACATAAGATCTTGTTCTATAGCACAGCCGATGTGAGGCCCGGGGATCGGGTGGCATTCCTCAATGAATACTATGAAATTCTGTCGGTAGAAGACGTGGACAAGATGGGCCACCACAAAGAGGCCTGGGCTGTGTACGTGGAGGGGGTAACATCGTGAAAAAAGTGACTTGGGCTCCACGATCATTTATCGCTTCAGTTCAGGGCAATGCCCAAGATCGGGTGAGAGATTGTGTGGCCCTGGCCGTACAGACTGCCAAGGACAATATGCTCCACATGGACGTGCCTTCGCCACCGGGTGGCTATCCCCGCGTAGATTATGGCACTTTGCGCGACAATATCACCTTTGAGCTAATCGTTGGGGCAACGCAGATAGTGGGTAGGTGGGGTGTACTGAAAAGAGAAGCCGAGGGCAAATCACTGGACTATGCATACTGGCTGGAAGTAGGAACCGAACACATGAAGCAGCGACCTTGGCTGTCTCTCACGATGGACCAGGTGTGGGGCGACTGGAAGCGAATGCTGGGGGCAATATGAATGCGTGGATGGAGGAGCTGGCCAAGGCTTTGCGTGCTCATATAGTGGGCGATGACAGCATTACCACTTTTGTCGATACCCGGGTCTACCCTGCGGGGGTAGCCGAGAATCCGGCCATGCCCTACATCACGTATACGCTCCCGATCTCCTCGCGCCACGAGTATGTGCTAGGTGTGGTAGATCCGGCTGCTAGTTGGGTCCGGTTCCAGGTGGATTGGTATAGCACCAGCTATACCGAGGCAGTGCAGCTCGGGGACGCTCTATTTGTCTCATTGGCCACTGCAACACTAACAGTGTCGGGCTGGGGGTCGGTACGGGTCTTCCCTCTGCCGACAGGTTTTGTGGAGAGAGAGGAAGAGGCGGGAGTCACGTACTTCCGGGGGATGCATAGGTATTGGGTACTTTTGTGCTCTTGAGGAGGTGACACATGGCTGGTATAGCGGGCTACAAAGGCGTAGTGAAGATAGGGACCGACATTCTCCCGGTAAAGGGGGATGTGGTCGTGACCAAGGCGAAAGCCTCGATTGACGAGACGGCACTGGGGGATACTTCGCTACCATACCGGACTTATATCTTGGGCTTGGTGGATGAGCAGCGGTTCTCTCTCCCAGTGAGATATGAAGCTGCCAATGCAGCCATTGCGGCATGTCGGACGGCCTGGACAAACGAGACCACGGTCACAATGACGATTGAGTCCGAATCCGGGACCACGCTTTGGGTCGCGGATTATCTGGTGACGCAGTGCGGCTGGAGGACAACTATGGATGGGTACCAGGAGTACACCATCGAGTTCTTGCTGAATGGCGCACCAACCACGGACAACCTGTAAGGAGGTAGCCAGTGACTGCAATTCAGGGGTATTTGGCGGCCATCTATAAATCTATAGGTGTGGCCGTAGGAGGGAGCACGCTGCATCAGCTCCTTACGAACCCCGATTTCGAGACTGGCGACCTCACTGGGTGGACGGTCAACATTGGCGATACTGGTACTGGTACAGCTACGGTCGGAGATTGGGGTTATGGTATTAACTCCAAAGGCGTCAAGATCGTGGACGATGGATTGGGAGTTGAACTAGAGCAAACAGTTACACTCGATTCGGCCCTTACCGAGGCCAGTGACTGCATTGCACGCTGCTATGCCAAGTTAGCGAGTGGCAATACAGCTACTCTTAAGGTCACGTTCCTAGATGCCTCTGATGTAGAACTTGGCAGCGCTACCCGGTCTATATCGTCCACTCCATATCTAGGCGAGGATGGGGATTGGGGGCTATGGTCAATCCTTACATCGGCACCCGTGGATACCAAGAAGGCCAAGTTCGAGGTCTATTCCGCAGCGGCCTTTACCTGGTACGTGGACAACTGCGAAGTGGCTTTCATGGAGCAGATTGCGGGGGCCTATGGCACATTGGGAGTCAACTTGGTGGCCGAGGCCCAAGACACCACTACGTTTGCTTCTGCTCAAGCCAACGATGGATACAGGTCGTTTACCATGACACTCAAGCGGGCGGATGAGATTCCCGTGACTACGTACTGGGGTACAACCGAGGAATATCCGGAAATCGACTCTGATACCCCAGTATTCGTGGCTTTGTTCACACAGAAGGGGACCGTCAAAGATCGGTTTGAGTTCTGGGCATATATAAAGGGCGTAGAACACACGATTCCGCTCGAAGGAGTACAGAATCGCAACATCACGCTACAGGTAAACGGCATTATCGGGGCGACTAAGGAGGCGTAATGGGCAAGTCTAGCTTGCTCAAAGCTTATAAGGCTGGGGCCAAAGAGGCTCACAAGCGGGAGTTTGAGGTGGCGGGGCAGAAAATCATCCTGCCCCGTCTGTCCTTGCTTCGCCAGGCCCAATTTGAAAAGTTGGCCGGAATCAACTTGGGCGCAATCCGCAACAAGGCTGCTATGGCAATTGCGGACTGTGTGGATAGTGTCTTGGGTGCGTTGAGGGAAGAAGGGCTCCCCGATCAATTCAAGAGCAAGGATGAGGCACGGCTATGGATGGCTCGATTCAAGGCAGGCATTATAGCCAAGTGGGGACCGTATGTAGATGCCATTTTTGAGCCATTTAACCACAATCCCGATCGTTCCCCTCGGGATCTCATGTTGGAAGCACTGACGCTGGCGTTCCAACAGGAATACGGCATGGAGATAGAGGAAGGGGACGAGACAATAGTCGTGAACAAGGAGTTCGTGGATCGGCTTCTATCGAATGAACCGGCGCAAAAGATCGAGACCATGTTTCATTGGGTTTTGGGTCTTGTAGATGTGCCGGATAAGAAGGAAGCCCAAGATGTCGCTACAACTCTAGATGACATGATAGAACAGTTGGTGGGAAACCCAAAAGTATCAGAGAGAAAGCCACCAAAGAAATCAACTACCTCGACTTCATCCCGATCGTCTCGGCAGCGTACGGACTCAGCCTAGATGATATATGGGAGCTTGATGATGAGCAGTTTGGGTATCTGCTTGCGGGATTGGGTGCAATCGGGAGGTGGAACATGGCTTTAAATCCTCCTGCCATGGCTGGGGAAGATACCAGAAGAAAGATTATGGAGGCGGCACCCAAACCGCTAGCAATCAGTGAAGCATATATTGAGGAGATCAGCAAGGAATGTGAGGCTAAAGGAGTGAGGGGGCCAGAATAGAAAAGATAGGAACTGCCTATGCTGAGCTTGTTCTTGACCAGAGTAAGTTTGTGTCTGGAATTAAGCAGGCCGAAAGCACATTTCGGTCTGGTGCAAGCTCCATCACGGCATCGGCAAGCAGGATAACTGGTTCTTTGACCCGCCTGATCGGGGTGGGAGCAGGATTGTATGCCCTCAAGCGGGGAATACAGTCCGCAGTGGGGGCCTTCGCCTCTTTCGATGAAGCCCTGCGCAATGTGTGGACTCTAACTGATGCAACATGGGAGCAGATGCAGAAGGTGGGCCAGGAAGTACGCGATCTGGCCCCGAAGTTCGGCATAGCAGGCACAGAAGCCACTAAGGCCCTATATCAAATCTATTCAGCGGGATACAAGGGGGCAGAGGGCATTGAGGTACTCAAAGCTTCTTTGATTGGGGCAGCGGCGGGTCTTACAGATGTCTTCACGGCGGCAGACGCTACCACCTCTATTCTTAATGCGTATAAGATGTCTGCGGATAAGGCAAGCTATGTCAATGACGTGCTGTTCAAGACAGTCGAACGTGGCAAAACTACATTCGGCGAATTGTCATCCAGCATTGGCCGCCTAATCGGCATTGCGGCACCGCTTGGGGCCGGTTTTGAAGAAGTTACGGCTGCTTTGGCGACTTTGACCAGACAGGGAATCTCTACCGATGAAGCAGTTACTGCCGTAAGGCAAGCAATTGTTCAGCTAGCACGTCCTACTGAGGAAACAGCCAAAGTGATTGAGGCTCTGGGCTATGAATCAGGCGCGGCTATGATGGAAGAACTCGGGTTTGCTGAGGCCCTTGCCGAAGTGACTGACTATGCCAAGGAACACAACATTGAATTATCAGACATGTTCACGAATATTCGAGCTGTACTGGCTGTGCTCCCTCTTGCTACTACATCTGCGGGTGAATATGCAGAGGACATGAAAGAGATAGCAAATGCTACAGGTGCAGCCGCAGCGGCATTCGAGAAACAGAAGGGGCTGGCATTTCAGCTACGACAGGTCAAGGCTTATTTCGCTGAAGTGGCTACTACACTAGGGGAAACGTTCCTGCCCGAAATTAGCAAACTGTTGCGGATAGTGCAGAGCATAATCGGCCCCCTGTCCAAGATGGGCGATGCACTCAAGCATATTGTCACCGTGCTGGGCACTACCACCCTAGGTGCCCTATTCGGCGGCCTGTCCGGCGGTGTCATTGGAGGAATTATCGGCGGACTTATTGTTCTGGTCAACATGATAAAGGATTTAGTAGACACCATGCGTGAGTTGGGGACAGGAATCGAACCTATCGACGTCGAAACGGCAAAAACAGAGATACTAAAAACCATAAAAGAGCAACAGGAAGCAGTAGAAGCTGCCATGCAGATGCCTGAAGGCCCGGAGAAACCAATTCCGCCAGAGGAACTAGAAATTACGGCCCCGTTACCATATACACTGGGCATTGACAGAGTAGAACAGCAGTCTGAGGTATTAGAGCAAACAACAGAGGACTTTGCCGATACTTTGCAGGAAGGTGCCGAGAATATCGTAGAGGCCGCACGACAAATTGCCGAGGCGGCCGGATTGACCGAATTTGAAATAGAGCCCAGCCCCACTTTGACGATTGAAGAAGCATCACAGGCCATTAGGAATTATGCAGAGAAGATGGGAAAGCTGAAATCAGTAACAGGGGAGGCAGCCGATACAGCAGAAGAAGCAGCCAGCACAACAGAAAAGGCAGCCGATGCTACAGAAGAAGCAGCTAAAAAGTGGCAGGAGGAGCTGGACAAGCTTACTGACCAACTAGCTGAAGATCCTATCAAAGCCGTAAGTGCCCTTACAGAATTTATCGGCACATTCAAAGGTATTCCCAGTGCCATGCTAGCCGCAGCCGACACAGCCGAGACACTGATAGGCATTCTAGAGGACTGGCTTGCTCTTCCTGCCGAGATGCGGGCTGGGGCGGGCATATCAGAGACAGATGTCCAGGGGCTAATTGAGCAACTCAAAGAATACACCATTCAGATAGAGCAAACCAAAAGCCGTCAAGAGGAATGGGCCAAACAGTGGGATAAGTGGATAAAGCAACTAGATGATGGAACTCTGTCCATAGAAGAATTCATCGGTATTGTCCAAGATCATATGCGGGCCAATGCAGATGATGCTGAACAGCTTGTGTATCACTACCAAAGGCTTCAAGATCTCGAAAACCGGTACGAGATGCTGGTGCCGATCCTCGAAAGCCTGGGCCTGTCATCAGAGGAAGCAGAAAGTGCGGCCCAAGCACTGGCCAATGCCCTGGGCAATGCTACGAGTGCGGCTCAGAGCCTAGCCGACCAACTCAACGCCCTTTCTTTGGCAAATATCGGAGATATTATCCCCCGAGCCGGAGAAATTGTGGAGAAACTGCGCACTGGGGATGTGGAAAATGTAGGTGAGTGGCTAAAGCTATGGGGCGAGCTACAAGCACTTAAAGGTGGAGTAGAGGCCTTTCGCGAGGGATTGTACCGAGTCGGGGCCGGCGCGGGAGATCTCCAGAATTCAGTTGAGGTCCTAAAGAAATATATAGATTCGGTCACGAGTGGCAAGACCCCGGAAGAAATAGCGGAAGAGAGACGGAGAGAGGCCGAGCGCTTAAAGAGGGAGGCGGAGAAGGCCCGGCGAGAGAGGGAGAAGGCAGCCCGTGAAGCCCAAAGGGCAGCCGAGGAGGCAGCCCGAGAGGCGCAAGAGGCATTCAAGCGTAAGTTCGACTTGCCCGCCCTAGGCGCCCTGGCAACCGGCGACTGGGAGGGTGCAGCCAAAGCCGTCCACGAGATGGCTCAAATGTACGATGATCTGGTCCAAGAAGCCCAGGCACTTGCAGAGGTCAACGGCAAGCGACTTGACGAGAGAGATGTCCTCCAGTTGCTAATGGGGGCCGAGCGGCAACTGCTATCGGCATTGCAAGACAGGATTAGACTGGCACAGCTAGCGGGAAAATTTGATCTCGCCGCCGAATTGCAGAAACAGTACGAGAGGATAAAGGAATCATTTACCCTGCCCGAGGGCTTGCGGTCCGCATTTGATGAGATCAGAGCGACCTGGAAAGCGGATGCCACTGGAGCCGGGGAACAACTGCGAAAATTGGCCGAAACTTTTGATCCTACTCTAGTAGCCAAATTTCTGGATGAGCTTGTTTCTGAGGCTGAGGATGAAATTAGAATTATGGAAAAGTTCGGCCAGGATACCACAAAGGCTGCCAAGGCCCTCAATGATTTACAGGTAGCTGCTAGGGGTGGACTTACGTGGTGGGAGAAAGCCCAGGAAAAGTTTGGCTGGGCCGCAGAGGGACTGGATATTCTAAACGAAGCACTCAGTGCCATGGGGGATATTCCGAAAGCTATATCCACAGCCATAGCTGGAGCTCGCAGTGCAATCGACAGCCTTTTCAAGGGAGACGTCAAGCAAGCAATTATAACTGGCCTACAGACGGTCTTTGCAGTTGTGATAGCCGCACTGCAAGAAAAGAAGGCCCAGCTTGAAAAGATCATGGATTTCTACATATCCAGTTTCAAGCAGTTGGGCTCGGCCATTGCCGGTCTGGTTCAATCGCTATCCCTGGGCCTTGGGGGGCCGCTTAGTGGACTTTTCGGAGCCCTCATGGCCGCCATAACCTCGGCAATCAAGATGACTTTTCTTTCGGGAGTCGAGCTACTAACTGAGGGGATCAATATGCTAGTGGGATTCATCGGCCAGCTTGCCAGTAGCTTTGCCAACTTAATCAAGCAATCTGAGGCATACTCGGCACTTCAAAAGGAAACGGATTCAGTTTGGAAAGCCATAGCCGACCTATTTGGTGAATTCTTGTGGCCGCTAGTGGCAATCATTCGCCACCTGAAAGAATGGCTAGGGATACAAGATGAAGTCAATAGACAAGTAGCCTCAAGTCTAAATGTTCCTGTGGGCTGGAAGGCAGAACGGATCAGGTATGGGGCTGCTACTCCAGGAGAGCCACTACTAGAAACTACTGCGGGTACCGAGGTTCCTGCCTGGGCAGATGCCGTCGGAAAGAAGATTGCCGAGTACATAATGAACCTATTGCAAGGATTCGGCATAGATAGCTGGACTGATCTCTTATCCGCATTCCGGGATGCCGCGGTAGGGATGTGGGATTGGCTAACCGGCAAGATGCCAGACATCATCGAATCCATTTCCGGTGCAATTGCAACGGTAGGAGAAGTATTAGCAAAGCACGGGGTCAGTTTGGACTCTATAGCCGAGTGGTTGGCCAAAGGGGTAGATTGGGTAATTCAAAATCTTCCTCAGATAGCGGCCGATATTACAGAGTTCATCCTGGGATTATTCAAGCTTGGAAAGGATGTCTGGAATTGGGTCGTTCGTAACTTTCCTTCGTGGGATGACATCCGAGGGGCGTTCGACAGATTCATCGACGAACTGGACAAACTTCCATCCTGGGATCAGGTACGCACCTCACTGGATAGACTGATTGGTACGCTAAACGCTTTGAAGGCGGGACTGATCTATGCAATGTTCGGCGCAGCGGGGGCTCTGATTGGTGCCATGGCCGCGATGAATCCCATTATGGGGTGGGCGGCCATAGGGGGCGCTGCTCTAGGAGTTGCCGGGGGAATCGGTCTAGCATACTTACTTCACCAATGGCTCGGGACGTTTGCCGGGGGCGGCATTGCAATGAAGCCGGGATTTGCTCGCATAGGGGAAGCGGGGCCAGAAGCCGTGCTCCCCCTCTCCAAGCTGCCCGAATTCATGGGCAAAGAAAATCAAGGACCGTTCATTTTCAATATACACATTGGCAATGAGAAAATTGCCCGTGTTGTACTCAGAGAACTACGGCGAGATAACAACGTAGCAAGCGGATACAACCTGGCTCCATTGGGGGTGTGAATGGCTAGAACAGATATAGCGAATGCCAATAGTCAGGCCAAAATCAGTTCCCAGTCTGTGGAGATATATAATGGTTCCAGTTGGATTGATCTTACCAATCCGGCGGGGAGCTCTTTTCCGGGCAAGTCCCGAATAAAAGCATTGTCGTTTCGCTATGTAGATGGGCGATGGCGGGCACAGGCTATCATTTTCAACACGCAAGATTTTCGGGCGGCCAATGAGTCTCTTGATCCTGGTCATACCAGCATCTTCAATCCTAGTGGCGTTCCCCTCTTGGGGGCCTATCATGATGTCAGAATCAAGATCGGCAAAGGCGGTGGTGCGGCCGGGCTAGTGTTCCAGGGCTTTGTTGGACCAGGCGATCTTACGAGCGGGGAAGATGTTGAGATGGAGGACTACATCACAGTTGACTTCTACGGTACTATGCAGCCGTACTTTGATTACTATATAGACAAAGAAAACGGACGAGAATACAAGGAGACTTATCTTTCGGCTTCCGTGAATGTACTCAACCAAATCCTGGAGGACTACGGATTCGCTCCTGTAATCGTTGTCCAAGATGACCCCAATTACTACGTGAACCGTTATGCTATCGGGGATACCAGTATAGGCGATGCGATTATGAGGCCAGTTAACTCCATAGGTTACCTATTGATGGAGAAATACAACGCTACGGCTGGGGAGTTTAGGCCCACAGTAGTTGACCCACAGAGGAGCAATACCACTCCCGATATAGACCTGGGCGGAAATATCCGTACTACTAGATTGACCTACACGGAGGCCAATGTGCGGACATGGGTCAGGGTGCTATATACGGACCGCACTACAGGCAAACAGGCTCATGCAGATTCAAAAGATGATACAGCCAGGACTATTTATGGCGTTCCTGATGGCAGCGGCGGCCGACTGCACCGCTATATGAGGATCGTAGAGAAGGATGGTTCATGGATCGACACGCGAGCCGAAGCACAGAAAGAGGCCAATGCAGCGCTACATGATCTGTCTACTCCATGTCCTGGGGCTGAAGCAGTTATCCCGTGGCTGGTTTTGGGGGTAGAAGGCGGCGATCTGGTAAGGATAGAGACTCCATCCGAAACCATCGATATTGGTGTCACAGAGATAGAGTGGAATATAGCCTCTCCAGAGGATGTAATGGGGAGCACAGTAATCAGGGGTGCAGTTGGCCGGCGTGTGGGGGCTACCCGATACTGGTTTGTGCGTGGACGCACGGATTGGATAGGAAAGCACGATAGGGACAGAGATGACCTTCACGGGGTTACCCCTAGTCCTCCTACAGAGATAGAGGCCATAGGGATATGGGGAGAGAATGAGGATGGAAGTCCCGCTCCCGTACTACATGTTCATTGGCACGGTACGCGGGATTGGCTGGCAAAGGGTTACCGGGTTCGTTACAAGGAGCTAACTCTTTCCGATTATGGTACGGCTACAGGGGGAACTGCCACAACTCTCCAAGATACATCGAAATCGTGGGGCACAGACCAATGGCGCGGATTCTATGTGGCCCTCCAGGGTAGCGGGCGCAAAGGGACTAACATAATCCGCAAGATCCTGTCCAATACAGCTACAGAAATCATAGTTGAGGAGGCATGGGATGATGCTCCATCGGCGGGAGAATCATATCTAATCTTGGAGCCTAGTGGCGACTACAATGTGGTCTCAACGGACAAATATCCCTATGTGCAGGTGCCTGGTCTTAAAGAGGGAGCCTATATAATGGCAGAGGTAGCGACGGTGCCGCGTGGAATAGAGCGGTAAATAAGGGGGCGGTCGGATGGCAACTTATGTCAAGTGGGCAGATACGATTGTTGACGATAGCGGCATTGTCATACCGTCAGTAACTGTTACAGTAAAAGACCCTGATACAGGGGATCCCATTACTATCTATAGTGATCGGGCAGGAACCACAAAGGGGAATCCATTCACAACCGGCGTTGATGGTATAGCCGAATTCTATGTAGACGTCGAAACCAATCCCCGAATAAAAATAGAATTATCTAAAACAGACTATGATTTTACGGCAGCCAATGAAATGCTGAATGATGTCTACTTGGCGAGCAAAGGAGAAACCCTCGGTAGCCTTTCTGATGTAACTATCAGCTCTCCTGTGAATGATGAAGTTTTGGCATACGATTCGGGGGCGGGGAAATGGATTAACCAAACTCCTGCCGAAGCCGGGCTAGCGGAGGCTGGGCACACCCACGCCATTAGCGATCTTAGTGATGTTACTGTCGATGCCCCGACGGACAATGAGCTCCTGACCTATGACTCTGGATCTGGGAAATGGATCAATCAAACGCCGAGTGAAGCGGGCATTCTGGCTGCTGATGGCTCGGTTCCCCTCAATGGTGATCTCGATGCGAATGGCCACTCCGTTAGGGGTCTTTTGCGCGTAATCCATCGTCCTGCAGATAAAACTAGACGAGCCTATTTGCCCCTACGTGAAAACATTCCTTGGACGAAATACAGCGGTAATCCAATTCTTACTCCTTCTGATTCAGGGTGGGACGCGGGAATGATCCATCGTGCTTGTTGGGTTAAACACGGAGATACATACTACATCTTTTACGAAGCAACCTCATCTGCTACTGCGCATGACTGGCAAATTGGTGTGGCGACGTCTTCTAATATATTCGGACCTTACACTAAATACGCTGGCAATCCTATCATCACTTACACTGGAGTAAGTGGAGATCCTGACGAGATTGCTGTGGCAGACCCCGTTGTGCTCTTCTTCAATGGCATGTGGCACATGTGGTTTGACATGGAGGGAAGCGGTGGCTGGAGGATTGGCAAGGCTACGTCCACAGACGGCTTTTCGTGGACTAAGTATCAAGTGGAGGGAGTCACGCAGCCTGTGTTAGACGATCCGGACAAGGGGGAGCCCGGCTATCAGAGTGATACGCAGATCGAGCTGCATTGCCCCGAAGTCATCAGCATAGGGGGCGAGCTTCGCATGTTCTATGGAACGAAGAGCCTAGAAGGCGAGACGCTGAGAAAGACCTGCCTTGCAATAGCCGATGATCCTGACGGAAAACACTTTACATTTTTTGGCAAGATCATGAACAATGCCGTAACCACACAAGACATGATCGGCAGGATGGACCATCCTTTTATTCATGAGGGAGTCATTTTCGCTCCTGTAGAGACGCAAACAGGCAGCGAGTCTAAAAAGACGTACCTCTTCACTTCACAAGATGGCGGTATTACTTGGTCGGAAGTTGCTCCTCTAGTCATAACGCCCGGAGATCCTGGCGAATGGGACGAGGTACTTCGGTACGGTCCGCAGTCTTTTATTATAGAGAACGGAAGGTTGTATTGTATATATGAAGGCGGCGATGAGAGTGATACAGCTAGGAAATTTGGAATTGCCTATCTTGACTTATAAGGAGGGATCGAAATGGGATTGCCCGTAGAATTCAACGTACTAGAAAACTACCGAGTAGACGGACATGTCCTCTTGGGGAAAAAACGCAGCCTGGTGAAAGCCTATCTGTCAGGCGAAGGCCAGATATGTGGATCGGGAGACCACTCAATCCATCTCAACGCTGTAACTATAGATCAACGAGGTGAATTCGATACAACTGCCCATTGTTTTGAGGCACATCAAGGAGGTACATATCTAGTTATGGGGCAGGTAGTGTGGGACAACGCACCTGCTGATACAGTCCTCTGGAATTATTTCACGCCTGTTGCAGATAGCCATAGCACCCCATATGTAACTGTCCCTTATGCGGTGCCTACAGTCATGGCCGCGGCTGTCCGCTTTTCTACTATGGTGTCTCTGAACGCCGGGGACAAAATATACTTGACTATTTACAACACTACTGGCACTGACCAGACAATCCTGAGTGGAGAAAAAAACACGTTTTTAATCGTTGTCCGAGTAGCATAGCAACCCTCCCAAAGAAAAGGGCGGAAGGCGGAACGGGAAGAGGGGGAGAGGAATGGCAGATAAAGCAATCGGAGTCCATCTAAAAGACTGGCACATCGTCCAGGGAGTGAGGAATGCTGGGTTCAACTAGTGGGTTGCCGCGCAGCGGAGTGTATGGAGTCAGGGCCAATCTGTCTGATTGGTCTACTCCCGTATTTACCCAGATGCCCACACGTCCAAGCGGCCCCGCGATTCCCTCTAATGTATCTGCATCTGGAGCGCTAGAATCCATCGTGGTAACTTGGTCTAAGCCAACAACTCATGCCGATGGGACCTTGCTTAAAACGGGAGAGCTGGCTGGATTCTGGCTGTATTGGGGTGATAGTCCCGGCATAGACCCTACCGATCCCTCATCCTATGATGGTAAAGAATGGATCAACGGAGAGAGGTTTACATTCACCATCCCGGATCCCTCAAGTTGTCCGGGACCTTACTATTTCGCTGTACAGGCCATGGATACCGAGGGCAACGCCTCTGATCTTAGTAGCGAAGTTTCAGCAAGCGGTTGGGCACAAGAGGATGTCCCTCCCGATCCCGTGGTAGATGATTGGTCTACAGGAAATGCCGAATCTGTTTTAGTTGGCAGGGAGCGCATCTTTATCAAGTTTCGGCTTCCCAAATCTTCATGGGTGCGGTTCTCGCACTACAACATCTACTATGACGTAGATACGGGCGGTGGATTCTCGGGGA